CGCGACTCCATGGACGTGCGGAGCCGATAAGGGTGGCGGAATCGCCCGCCCGCCGCGCTCCATCCGAAACGGCGACGATGGGTTGATAGCGACGTACATAGTACGCCCCCTGCATGAAGATGCGCCGCAAGGTCACGAACGTCGGCGGCGGCAAGCTGGGGATCTACCTTGGCCCCGATGTCGTCCGCGAGATGGGCCTCCGCGGCGGGACTCCGATCGACGTCGAGGTCGTGAGCAAGCGGGTGATGATCGTGACGGTGGTGGAACGATGAGCCTCGAAATGGACATCGTGAAGCTCTTCGAGTCGCGCGGCCTGCGCGTCCAGCGTCTCGTCTTCGATCCCACGACGAAGCCGATGACGTGGATCGTCACGGCCGAGGAGGCGGTGCGATGACCGACGAGGTCGCGCTCGTCGCCGTCTTCGCCGCCGGCGTGCTCACCGGGTTCCTCCTGATGATCGCGATGATGATCGCCGGCGTGCGAGCCATCCTCAAGTCGGTGAAGGCCACGGAGAGCGAGTTCGCGCGCGAGCGGGCCGAGTGGGATCGCCGCCGCGACCAGGAACGGCGCGGGGGCGTGCGTCCTTGAAAGCCCCCAGCGCGACGTGGCGACACCGGAGGATCGGACCGATCCGGCTGACACGAATGAGCGGGGAAGACATGGCCGAGATGGCCAAGGACTGCGACGGCATCCAGTGGAGCCTCATGACCGTCTGGATGTTCACGTTCGGCTCCGGGCGCCATCTGGCGTGGATTCGCGGGGGGAAGAAACTGTGACCCGCTACCGGGTCGTCGCCGAGATCGTGGTGTGGACCGACGACATCGTCGTGCCGCCGCGGCCCGCAGAGACCGGCGATGCCGAGGCGGACAACGAGGCCCTCGAAGCATGGGCCGCCAAGGAGAACCGTCTCGTCGAGGACTGGCTCATCGAATGGCTGCGGTCATCCAGTGCGGAACTGCGCAGCAATAACACCATCGAGGAGATCGAGACGAAGCTATGAAGCGCGAGAAGATCGTCGCGCGGCTGGCGCTGACGAGGGGCGAGCGGGCCGAACTCCGTGCGTGGGTCAAGTGTGAGGTGCTCCCGTGAACGACTACACGCAGATGCCACCGCGGCACCCGGTCAAGGTGCCGAAGCTGATCCGCGACAAGGTGCCGGAGCTTCACGCCCGCGACGGGTGCCACAGCGTCACGCGCATCGTGGTTGACGACGCCGAGTTCGACCTGTGGCTGCGACGGAAGCTCGTCGAGGAGGCCGAGGAGTTCCTGGAGAGCGGGGCCATCGTGGAGCTTGCCGATGTGCTCGAAGTCGTGCTGATGACCTGCGAGGCGCGCCGCACGTCGCTACCAGCCGTTGCAGCGATCGCGCGCGAGAAGCGCGAGCAGATCGGTGGCTTCCGAAGGCGGCTGCTGCTGACGGAGTTCGCGTGGCCGGGGGAGGGCCCTTAGATGCACCACTGCCATGCAACCGGCTGCCGCGTCGAGGTTCCGCAGCGCCTCTTCGCTTGTAACGCGCACTGGATGGCACTGCCATCGGAGATGCGGCGCGCCATCTGGAGGGCCTACGTTCCGGGCCAGGAACGCGGCCTGCTCTCGGCGGTGTCACGAGAGTACGCGATGGCGGCGCGGGCTGCGGTGGTGTGGCTCGCGGAGAAGGACGGCGTGGTCGCCGACGTGGCGTTGTACGACACGATCCTGGGGGCGACGGCGTGACCGAGACCAAACCCTGCCCTTGCGGCAAGCTGATGATCCTGCGTGGAACAGGAACGATGCTCCTCTCGTATCCACCACAACTCCCTCAGGAATGGTGGTGCGGCGGGTGCGGGAACACGGAGCCCGGCCCAACTCTGCGAGCGAGGACCGCAGAGGATCTGCAAATGGACCGGTGGCGTTGGGCCAATCAGGAGGAACAACGATGACCCGCACGTTCCACGAGGTCCCGTCTCGCGACCCGTGGGACCAGTTCACGTTCCAGCTTCGCGAGGCCGACGACGGGACCTTCTACTGGTTCCAGCGGATGCTCTTCGGCGTGCGCGTCCAGGCCGGGACGACGGGCGGCGTGGACTTGGACTACTGCTGCGGAGCCTCGAAGTTGATGATGATGGCGATCTACGCCATGGTCGGCAAGGCGCTGTCGGATGGGGTGGCACTGAAGGACTTCCCGATGCAGCACGAGAAGCCGATGCACCGCGACCCGGAGTGCTTGATAACCCTCGCGCGGCTGGCCACCAGCCAGGGGGCAACGCGGGAGGTCGTCGAGGCCATGGAGACACTGTGCGTGTTCGCGGAGAAGGAGCACGCAGAGCGGTCGGACGAGATGGACCTCCTGAAGCAGGCCGGCGCGACGGGGGCGTGACCCGTGGGCAACTACATCTATCTAGAGGTGCCGCCCGGCCTGGAGCCGTGGGAAATGGCCACGCTCATCGCGGCCGCGTGGGGCGCAGCGTTGGACCTGCGCGAGCCGCAGTCGCCGTGGACGTGGTGTCCGGCGCTCGGCTGGGCGAAGGGGCCGCGCGAGGGGCTGTGGGCCGAACTCCAGGACAAGCAGAGCATCATCATGCCGTGGGCGAAGCTGTGGGTGTACCACATCAACGAGCGCGGCGAGCCGACGATGACGGCGTCACGGAAGGTGTGGGATGGCAACGAGCAGGACGAGGCGACAAGACGCCTCACCGCCATCGCGCGCCAGACCGGCGGCGAGGTCCGGTTCGAGTCACAGGAACCGATCTTCCGCTGCGAGGGAGACGTCACGACGCTGCGGACGTGGAGCGGCGACGACCTTCGCTTCGAGCGGAAGCCCTACGAACGGTGGAACGAGCGGCTGATGGCCGCGGTGAAGGCGATCCAGGCCGAGGTGGCGTAGGTGCTGACCGAGGAGCGGCTGAAGGAGATCGAGGCGCGGGTGGCCATCTGGAAAACTGCCGAAGACCATGCCGAGGATTTTGGATTCTACGCGGTGATGGATTCACCAGATGATCCACGCGATGCCGCGTTGAAACTAGCACCAGACGTTCCCGATCTCGTCGCCGAGATCCGCTGGTTGCGCGCGAAGCCGTTGCTGGTCTTGAATCCGGGCGGCAAGCCCGAGATCCGCCTCATCAGCGACCTGCCCGAGGAGGGCGCGTACCTGCTGGCCAAGGCGATGCAGGAGCTTGACGAGGCGAGAACCATCATCTGGGGGCTCCGCCGCGGTGATTGCTGGTGTGGAGTGGGCATCGACAATCCGATGTATCAAGGGAAACACGACAAGATCTGCCTCCAGGCCCAAAAGGCGATGAACGAGGGGAAACGGGCATGAAACTCGACGCAATCCTGGCAATTTCGACCTATCCGCGCGGAACGGCGACGATCGTGCGCGTCCTGTCCTTCGCCGACAAGGGCCACGTCCACGAGGCCGCGTGCATGTCACCCAAGTATGGACAGGATGAGCCCGTCTGCAAGCTCGTCACGAACGAAGAGTTCCTAGCGAACGAGTTCGGCGAGGACCCCGACACGCTGTCCGGGGCGCGAGGGCTGCCGACAGAGCCCGGCGTGTACCGATGCACGTTGGAGTGGGTCCTGGTGAAGCGGCGCGACGGCCTCGCCGACACCTTCATCCACTTCACCTCAGTGGAGTACGATTTCGCCGACTTCGTCTTCCGCATCGCGCCAGTGAAGGAGGCCCCGCGATGAAGACCGCCGAGGAGCACGCCAAGATCGCCTTCGCCAAGGGCGCGGAGGCGCTCGGGCTCGCGCGGTTCGAGGAGATCATGGAGAGGAAGCCGGACGTGGCCGATCCCGGCCTCGCGCCCATCGTGGAGGCTGTCCGCGCCGGCCAGCGCGACGTGGCCGAGGCGATCCTGGGCGCCATCGGCATGGTGCCGTGGAGCGGCGGCTACTACTACGGTACAGCGGGCGGGACGGTCCTGGTCTGCCTGGAACGGTCCGAGGAGGGCGGGGCCCCGCTGGCCTGGAGCCCCGAGGGACTTGAACAGGTCAAGAAGTGGATGGCGGCCCAGGGGTGGCGACCATGAAGCGCCTGTCCGAGGCGGAGGCCGCCGTACTACTAGTAGAGGGGGGCCTCCTCGACGGGGCCGGGGGGATCACGCCCGAGGGCCGCGAGGTGCTCCTGGCCGAGGTCCAGCGCCAGAAAGGCGAGCCGCTGCGGTGGTCAGCCGTTCCGGTGGAGTGGCTGGAGGAGCACCGCCGGACCTGCTCGTCGGGGGCGCCGTCGCTGGGAGCCGACACGCTCGCCCACGTCCGCGAGGTCGCCCACGGCGCCGTCGCCAGCTACAACGGGATCGAGGTGGCGCGGATCGCGGAGCACGCCCTGTTGCACCTTGAGATGATTCGCGAGCGCGGGGCGTTGGACAACGCCGCCTTGGGCCGGTCGCAGCGGATGTTGAGCCGCACCGTGTCGCTGCTGTCCGAGAAGTCGTTCGTTTGCCCGACGTGCGGCGCGCTGAAGGGGTGGCCGTGCACGCAGTCGAAGGGCGAGAGGAGGGCGCGCGCCCACTGGCGGCGCGTGAAGATGGCGTGGAAGCTCATCGAGCCGCTGGAGGGGGTGGCATGAGCGCGAAGCTGAGCTTCGAGGACCGGCAACGCGCGATGATGATCGTGGAGCGCATGATCGAGGAGCCGGAATCCTGGGCCGCCTACTACGTCGCCATGGAACGGCTGCTACAAGAGGCGACCGAGGGAGAGGAGTGCTTCGAGCACAACAGGGACCAGACCTTCTGCTCGTGCGGTGCGGCCATCTGTCCTGGCGGCGCCGAGCCGAAGTGCCTGCTGGGGCGCGTGGACCGGATGCTGGGCCACCGCGAGGGCTCGCCATGCCGTGCCGGAAAGAACACGACAGCACCACCAGTATGAGGGAGTCGTGACAACCGATGGTCAGCTACGTTCCAGAAGTCAAGATCAGGAGGCGGCAGAAGGACGAGGGCAAGCACTCTCCGCCCGTCGCGGCAGAGCCGTTCGCGTTCACGTTGCGTGATCGGGCAGACGGAGAGACGTTCAAGTTCTACCTCTCGCGCCGCGACCTCGCGATCCTCGTGCGCGACGGACAACGGCTCCTGAAGGAGAAGGCACGATGATCGACTGGTGGAGCCTCGTCCTGTTCGTGTGCAGCTTCCTCACGGTCGTCGCCGCCGTCGTCTGGGTGAGGGGGTTGTCGGCCCAACCGATCCAGCCGCAGCCGATCCCACCCCTGCCACTTCCAAGACTGTTGGAGCGCAAATCCCTCCGGTTTATCGAGTCCGACTCGAAGCCCGATGTCGCGGGCCCGCTCCCGGAAGCGATGATGCATATGACCCTCAAGCTCCGCGCGTGCCAGCAAGGCTGCGGTGGTGGCCACACGACGCACTGCCGTACCGACACCGAGCTTGGTGCGGCGGCTATGCTGGAACGCGGGGCGGCGAAGATCCTAGCCGACGCGGAGCGGATCGAGAGCGCCGAGATGGTCGCGCGCGAGGCCCACTACCTGCTCTCGATGTTCCACGCCGGCGGGATCGCCGAGAACTTCGATCTGGCTACCGCGGGGGAGGCCGAGGAACAGATCGCGTCCGTGCGCGACTCCGAGGCGCGCCTGCGCGAGAAGGTCGCAGCGTGGGGGGCTGGACGATGAAGGCCCTCATCGCCACGCTCGACGATGGCCGGCGCATCTGCCTGGCGTGCGCCTACACGATCGGGATCTGCGCGGCCGAACTGCGTGCCGGCCGCCCCGCGCCATCGCGCGCCACGCTGGCTGGAGCGCACGAAGACTACATACGCGGTTTCGACGAGAGCTTCGCGACCGCGGTGAAAGGCCGCGCCTGCGCTTTCCAGGAGGTGTCGTCTTGAAGCCCGAGGAGCGCGCCCTTGCCGCCATGACTGTCACCCAACCCGTAGTCGCTGCCGGCGAGGGCATACTAACAACGACAACGTTTGAGTTCCTCGTTCCGCAGGTTGCGCAGGCCATCCGCGACGGGGAGCGCGAGGAGCGCGACCGGTGGCACAAGCCGCTCGCGGCGATCTTCACTGGACTGCCCGACGACCCGGAGCGGGCCGCCGAGATGATCGGCGCCCGTGTGATCGCGGCCCACGGCGTGAAGGAGGGCCTGGCCCTGGCCCTGGAGAAGGCCGAGCGCGATCGCGACGCGGCCATGGACGAGGCGCGCATCATGGGCGAGCGGGCCCGGAAGGCCGAGGGAGTTCCGAAAGAGCTTGTCAATGGGATCATGATCGTGCCGTGCATCGACTGTGGTCTGTACCTCAACGTCAAGACGGAGGCACGCGGCGCGCTGTCTGCGAGACACTTCTGCGTCAGCGGGAAGGAGGCGGCGCCGCCATGAGCGGGTCCTTCCGGGCGCGCGTGTTCCGCCAGGGCCGATCGAGGGCCGGTCCAGATTTCAGCGGCATCCGACACAAGAGCGCCGGCACGCGCGAGACGCCGGACTTCCCTCCCGACCTGCGCCTCCCGCCAAGCCCCCCTCGACGGAGGCCGCAGCCATGAACCTCGATCCGAGGATCGCGGTTCTGGCGCTCATCGCCATCGGCGTCCTCGGGGCGCGCTCGCCCCTGGTCACGTTCGCGGCGCAACTCATCGTGTCCGTCATCATGTGGTGGGGGGGATTCTGGGGATGACGCCGCGGCCAGATCCGCGCTCGCTGGAGACGGTCATCACCGCGAAGCGCCGGATCGCTCGCGTGTATCGTCGCGCGGGCGCGATCCCGTGGCTGCGCGATGTGCTGGCCGGCGAGGCGCTGCAGTCGCTCGACGCGCGGGGCTGGCGCTGGCGATGGCGGCGGTGGCGCGCGTGAGGATCGACGAGGAGGGCATCACACCATGGGCGACAAGCACCGGCACGACGACGTCGTGACCTACGGCGCGCTGCGCGAACTGCTGAACGACTACGTCAAGGCCGACGAGGCGGCGCGCCGCATCGGGGCGCTGGAGCGCGCGAGGGAGCCACCTCCTGCTCCGTCCCTGGACGAGGTCCACGCGCTGAAGGGCGTTGTTGCGGGGCTTTCGGACAACGTGGCGTCCCTGAAGGAGAAGATGGCGCGCGTCGAGGGGGTGACCGTCGAGCCGGCGCACGGGAACGAGAAGCTGATCGCGCTGGTGCAGGAGGGGCTGCGCAAGAGCGCTGGCTTCGGGAACCGCCTCACGGCCGTCGAAGCCGTGGCCGACGAGGCGAAGCGACTCGGGAAGGACTTCGGCCTGCGCGTCATGCCGGCGATGACCCGCCTGCTGATGCGCGAGAGTCCTGGCTCGATGGCGCTGCCGACGTGCTATGTGACGGGGTGTGAGGCGCGGCCGGTCGGCGGCTTCCCGGTGATCTGGCTGGACGGGCAGACGTACCGCTACCACCACCTGCGCTTCTCCTGTGATGCGCCGGCGCACGAGGCGTGGGTCGCGTACTGGATGGATGATGCGAGCGACCTGACGTGGGCCGCGGAGAACTCGCCGCGCTACATCGCGACGCCCTTCGCTATTTTGGGGCCCAGGGCGCACCCGTTCCTCGCGGTCCTGCGGCGCACGCCGGGGAATGGCTGGCCGCGCGAGGGCCTCGTCGAGGCGGCCTAGATGGTGACGCGCGATCGTAGAGGGGTGCCGCCATGGTATAGGCGGCGGCCGCCGGGCCCATTGGTGTGCGAGCTATGCGGCGCGCAATTTGGGGACGAGTTGCGGTTGGCGACGATCGTGGAGCACTTCGAGACGCTGCACAACGGCGCGACGCCGCGGCTGCGCACGGCGTAGATGGGACCCGCGGCGGCACGCAGATGGGACCCAAGCGACTCCATTCGGATGGGACCCGTTCGTCTCCGTGGCCACGACGGCCGGGGATACTCCCCACCCCCCGTCGTCGCGCGCGGGCCGGCGTCTCTGGGATGTTCCATCCCAGAGACTTGGCCGACGGTCGCCTAAGACCACGGGAGCGGCCGAGCGACCTTGCCCTTGCCTGCGGCGCGCGGCCTAGTAGGGTTCCGTTGGAACCCTACTAGGCGGACCGTGGCGGAGCGTCCAAGGACGCCCATACGGCCGGACGTGTCCAAGGACGCTTGGACAAAGTATAAGTGGAGATAGCGCCCTTGCATGTCCGAGGGAAACCTAGCATGACCAAGACCCAAGACGCGAACGCGACCACAGGAGCGGACGGCCCGGCAACACAAGGCGAGGTAGCGCAAGGCACGCACGGCAAGGTGCCGAGCTTGGAGATTGACAAGCTCATGGCCGAGCGCTATGGCGTTATCCCAACGGCCCATGGTCGCAAGGAGCGCGCCGTGGTGGCCGCGCTGTGTGACGCCCTCGCCGCCGGTGGATGGCGGCCCGTGGCATGGCTGGATGCCGACACGGGCCCGGAGCCCGTCGCCAACCAAGACAAGAAGGGCCTCATGGAGCTTCTCTTCAACCTTGATGAAGGCCGCTTCGACTTCACGAACGGCAAGGCCACGCACTGGGTCTATTTCGTGCGCGGCAACAGCCCGGAGGAAATCGTCGCAGACTACTCTTTCTCTCGCGACCCGGGCGACAATTTCGCGGCCCTCATGGACGCCTTCGACCCTGAGAACCTCGCCTGATGATGGGCCGTTGGCCACGGCCCGAAATGGCGCGACGCGCGCGCCATCGCGGGAAGCCCGCCGCGCCGCAAGGCGCGCCGACAAAGAGGGAAACGCCATGTCCGCAACGCAAACCGCCATGCTCGCCCTGGGCGCCGCGCCCTGGGTCGCCATGGCCTTCATGCTGGGGGCCTTCTAATGCCGCGACCGACCATCGCCGAGGCCTTGGATCGAATGAACCGCGCCGAGGCGCGCGCCGACGTGCTTTCGCTGGCTGTGCATGACATGGCCACGGGCCGCCGGCCCGATGCCGAAGCGCGCCTCCGACCGGCCGAGGTTGGCCTTCCGTCCGATGAACCCACCTACCTGGCGCGGCTCTATCGCGCCGACGGTCCGACCGGTGGCTATGTGGTGATTCGCGCGCGCCTTTCCGATGGCCGTTTCGACGTGCAAACCGTCGGGTTCGACGCATGGCGCGCCGACGCGCGCGACATGCTCGCCACCGGTGCGCGCTGGGCCCTGGCCCATTCGGTGCTTGCGGACCGCCTGGCCATCGCGCTGCGCGAGGCGCGCGCCATCGCCGCCGGCGAAGTCCCGCGGTCGGAGGCCAGCCCGGAGGCCTGAAGGGCCGTCGATCCGTGGTCGCGCGGCCCGCGTGCACGTCAAGCGGCCGCGCGCCATCGCCACCGGCCCGCAACTAAGCGTAGCGCCCCAGAGAAACGCTAAATACAAAGTATATAGTCAGACACAAGAGGGAAACGCACATGGAAAGAACCGTCATCATGAAGGCCCGCGCCGCCATCCGCGGCGGGCCAGCGCTTGAGATTGACGATAGCCGCGCCGATGGCGCGCCCGAACCTCGCCACCACGGCGCACCCATCCGCCGCGGCGGGCACGGTTCGCTGGGCGACGCCTTCCGGCGCACGCTCCTAGCCTGGGAAGCCTGGCCCGGGCAGGAGCCATGGCACAGCCCGGACATGATGCGCGCCTATCGCCTTCCGCGCGCCGCTCCGCCCGCGCCCGGCTCGCCGGCTGCCCTGGCCCGCGCGGGCTTGCCCATCCCGCCGCGCACGCGATGGGACATGGAGCCCCCAAGCAACCTCGCCGGGCTGCGCCGCGAAGCGGAGCGCCTAGAGCGCGTGGCCAAGCTGGCCCGGGCCGTGCCGTGCCGGGACTGTCGGGCGAACCCTGGCGCGCCGTGCCGTGGTCGGACCGGCCTGGCCAAGGAAACCGCCCATGATGCGCGCGTGAGGGACTGGCGCGCCGCGCGGCCGCGCAAGGCGCACACCCTGGCCCCGCTGCGCGCGGGGCGTGGTGGGCCGGCCCCACGGTCGGACCCCGCCCTGAAAGCCCTCCTAGCGGCCCTGGGCGCGCGCCAGAGGCCCGCGGCCGAGGCCGAGCCGGCCGAGCCCGTGGGGGCCGCCTGATGCCCGAGCCAACGGCCCAGCAAACGGACATTTGGGCCGCCATGAAGCGCGGCGAGCGGGCCCGCATCATCGCCCTGGCCGGCAGCGGAAAGACGTGGACCGTATCCCGCGGCGCGGCCGGCATGCCCGCCGGCACGGCCTATCTGGCGTTCGGCAAGCGCGATGCGACGGACCTTCAACGGAAGGTCCCGCCCGGCGTGGAAGCCCGCACCACGCACAGCCTAGGCTACGGCGCGCTGCAGCGCGCATGGGGCCGCGGCCGGCTTCCGGTCCATGAGGACCGCTTCGCGAAGCTCCGCCTCATTTGGGGCCCGACGCTTGAACCCATCGCGGAGCGCCGCCGGCAGCCGCCGCCCTACGGGCCCATCGCGCGCCTCTGGGATTTGGCGCGCGCCGGCTATCCCGACGCGGACCCGACGGATCCAGCCACGGCGCGGGACCTGGCGGACCTTCACGGCATCAACCTGAACGGTTGGGAAGCGCCCATCATGGACGGTTGGACCACGCGCGCCATGGATGCCCAGGACTGGCGCCGCTACGGCGTGGACTTCGCCGACATGCTCTATCTCCCGCTCGCCGAGGGCCTGGAGGTTGCACCGCGGCCCGGCATCGTGGCCGATGAGGCCCAGGACTGGGCGCCGGTTCAAATCGCGCTGGCCAAGCGCGCGCTCGCCGACGGCGGCCCGTGCATCGCGGTGGGCGACCCCAACCAAGCTATCTATGCGTGGCGCGGCGCCGCGTCGGACTCCATGGATAAGCTCGCCGCGGAGCTTGGCCTCACGCGCGACTATCCCCTCACCGTCTCGTGGCGCTGCCCGGTGCGCGTCGCGAAGCTCGCCCAGCGCCTTGTACCGGCCTTTGAGGCCCGGCCGGGCGCACCCGAGGGGAGCGTGCGCGTGGTGGCGGATCCGCTCGCCGAGCTTGCGCCCGGCGACCTCGCGCTATCGCGCACCAACGCCCCGCTCCTGAAGGGCGCGCTGCGCCTGATCCGCAACGGTGTGGCCGCGCGCGTGCTTGGCACGCAAGGGCTCGCCGAGGGCCTCCTTCGCCTGATGGCGACCCTGGAGCGCGACCACGGCGCGCGATGGCCGAGCGACCTGGCCGAGGCGGCCAACGCATGGCTTAGCGCGGAAGAGGCCCGCCTCGCGCGGCACCGCTTCGCGGCCAACGCCCTGGCCGATGCCGAGGACCGCGCGGCGTGCCTTGTGGCCGCGGCCGAGGGCGCGCGCACGCTGCGCGACGTGGCGGACCGTATCCGCTCCCTCGTGGTCGATGGCGAGGCCAAGGACGCGGACGCGCGGGCCGTCACCTTCTCGTCGGTGCATCGCGCGAAGGGCGCCGAGGCGCGGCACGTCGCCATCCTCGCGCCCGAGAATATGCCCCACCCGCGCAGCGCGCCCGAATCTCCCATTTATCAGGAGGACAAAATAGCCTACGTTGCCGTGACACGCAGCCTTGACCGGCTGACGTTCCAGGGCCAGCTTCCGGGGTTCTGGGGGGAATTGTCCGTTTCGGAGGATGGCGACGTTCAGGTTTGACCAATAACCTTAATGACTACATACAGCGTATGTAGTCCCGAGCATGCCCGATGAACCGCGGCCCCGAACCCGGCGCCGCGGCCGAGGGTTGAAGGGCTAAGCCCGCCGCGAGCCCATCGCGGCCGGGGCCGGGCGGGGTTCAATCCCCCGCGCCGGCCCGTCCGCCCCGTTGGACGGGGCGCGCAAAAGAGGGAAACGCACATGGCATCGCTGGAACGGGTCTTTGACCCGCACGCAACGGAGCCCGCTCAAGACCGCATCCCCGGCCGCGACCTCGCCTTGGCCGCGCTGGCCACGCTCGCCGCGCTGAACCGTGAGGCGTTCGCCGCGACGTGCGCGGACATGGACGGCGCGAGGGAGCGCCTGGCCCTCGCCGCGCTTCGCGCCGGCCGCACGCTGCGCGCGGGGGTGGGCGCGTGAAGGTGTGGGGCGCGACCGAGGCCCAGCTTCGCGCCGCGGCCAAGGCCGCCGGCGTGGCCATGGACCTGGAGCCCGTCCCGCTGCGCCGCGGCGGGCCGTGCTTCAAAGTGAAGCTCCGGCCCGTGGGCGACCGCTACCGGCGCGTGGGCTTCCGCGAGCGCAAGGACGGCGAGCTATCGCGCATCGCGGCGACGTGCTTTCACGGGTTCCTCCATTTCCTGAACGTGGTCTATGCCAAGGCGCCCGCCGCGCGCGTGCGCTCCGGCATGGCCGCCTTCAACGGCGCCGAGGACTACAAGGCCAAGCGCGGGGCCATCGCGTCCCGCAACGTCGGCAGCCTCGCGCGGCCGCACGCCTACGGGTCGCTGTGCGTATGTGGCGAGCGCGAGCGTGCGCGGGCCGCTGCCGCGGGGGTGGGCGCGTGAGCCTCCTTCAAGCCGCCTACCGGCGCGCTCCGCGCGTGCGGGACTGGGACGCGGACACGCTGGAACATTTCGCGGACGTGCTGGACCGCACCGGGGCCGCGATGCTGGCCCACGGGTGGGGCACCTGGGGCGCCGCGGACCTGGAGCGCGCGGCCATGTACCGCGCCGCCGCGCTGGCGGTGGGCGCATGAATCCGAACCCGTGCCCGGTGTGCAGCGCGCCGCTGCCCAACGGCGACGTGGCGCCCGACGCCACGCCCGCCAACCCGAGCCCGGCCCAGGCCCACCTGATCCGCTGCGCCGGGGCCGCGCTGGCCGGCGCGCACGAGGCCATGGCGCTGGCCGAAGTCCTGATCCATCCGCCCAGCGGCTCCGCCTACGCGGTGCATCGCGGCGAGCTATGGACCGCTCCACTCCTGGCCGTGTCGAACGTGCCGGACGTGATGGCGTGGGGCCCGGTCGAAACCATGACCGAGGCGCCGCCCGGCACGGCGGAAGCCATCGGCGCGACGCTCGGGGAGAAGGCCGAGGCGCTGGCCCGGGGGTGGGGCGCATGAGCCCAACCGTCAAGACGCCCGCGGCCGTGGGCCGCATCGCCGAGGCGCTGGCCAAGGCCGGCGAGCCCTTCAGCTTCCGCCCGCCGCTGGAGCTTTCAACATACGTCGGCCCCAACGGCGAGACAAGCCCGGCGGGCCTGAAGCTCGCCGAGGCCATCGCCGCCGAGGCCGAGCGCGCGCTGAGCCTCACGCTGGAGCTATGGATTGATCCGTCGCCGACGTCGCCGGCCGACGCCGACGGCGTATGGATGCTGTATAGCCTCCACCGCGACCACGCGGGAAGCACGGGGAGCCGGCACTACTCGCCGGGCAAGCGCCGCTTCAAGGTGCGCGCCGAGGAGCCCTCGGACTTTCTGACCGAGGGATTCAAGCCCCTGGGCTGGCTGATGGCAAAGCTCCGCGTCGGGCTGGCGTGGCCGCTGCGCCGCACCTATGACGCCTGGGCCATCGCCGACGGCGCCGAGGACGCCGAGGGGTTCCTAGTCTGGGAGGAGCCGTCCGAGAACATCGGCGCGCGGACCGTCGCGGCCCGCCGCGCCGACGCTGAAACGTTCCTCGGGCTGTGGAACGCCTGGGACCATGGCGAGGTGTACGGCTTCACGCTGCGCGACGGCAACGGCGAGGACGTGGGCGACGGGCCGTGCGGCGGATTCATCATCGCCGACGGCGACGACACGGAATACCTGGCCTGCGAGATTCACGCCGCCATGCCCGAAGGCTCGCGCGTGGTCGCCATCAAGGGCGACGCCGCCGGCATGGCGGGAACGCTCGGCTTCCGCGGGGGTGCGGCCGATGTCTGAGCCCTGGCCGTGCCGGCTCCGCGGCGCGACCGTGGATATGGCCGGCGAGCCCGTGTCGCTGGACCGCGCGCTCCCCGGCCCGTTCGCAAGCACCGAGGCCATGGCGCGCGCGGTGCTGCGCGCGCTCGCGCGCCGTCGCGACGGGGGCCGCCCGTTCATCGGCGATGCGCTGGAAGTGCTGACGCCGCTGGGCCAGCGCGTGCCGTTCTTGCTAGAAGCCGAGGACTTCACCGGCCGGCTGCGCCCGGAATGGGACCTTCCCGCGCCTGATGGGCGCGACGCGGGGAGCGTGCTGGCATGACCGGCGAGCGCCGCCTGGGGAAAATCGTCTATCTGGCCCTGATGCCGCGCGACCGCAAGGCGAAGGCCGTCCCGCCCTCGGCGCTGGACTTCTACAAGCGCGAGGCGCGCTTGGTGTGGGCCTATGAGGGCACCGCCGACGCGGCGCGGGCGCGGCTGTGGCCATGGGATGGCGGCGCGGACGGCGCGACCGCGGCGCAGCGCATCGCCGAGCGCGCGGCCAAGCATGGCACCGACGCCGCGGGCCTGGCGGGCCGGCTGCCCCGCATCATCGGCGGGACGGAAGCCGCGCGCTGCGCTGCGCTGCCGGGGACCGTGCCGAGCGCGCCGGCTGAGCCGAGGACGCAAGCGCCATCCCACCTCTGGGTAAGCATGGCGCCCCACGCCGAGCTTCATCAGGTGTACCTGGGCGGGAAGAGGTTCGGCCCGCCGCCGGGGAGCGTGCCGGGCGAATACGGGCCCGTTGATCCGGCGACGGGCGCGCGCTACAAGTGCCTGGGCGAGGACACCGGCGACCGGCGGGGCATTTCGCACAGCGCCGACCACAAGCCCGGGGCCTTCTATCCGCCCATGCCGTTTCTCAGTGGCGACGATACCGAGGGCGAGCCTCTGGGCTTCGAGGCCCTGGAGGCCATCGCCGCCGACGTGCTGGGCGGCACCACGCGCGGCTATGTGCGCGTGCTGCTCCCTCGCGGGATGGAGGGCGGCCGGCTGACGTGGCAGCCCGCGCTGAAGCCCGCCGTCTTTGAAGAGGGCCGCTACTGTTGGGGCGGCCTCACCGGCGAGCCCTCGCCCGTCGCGCGGATCAAGAAGGCCTGGCCCGGCGCCGAGGTAAGCGCATGGCGGACAACCTCCGAGCGCGGCCGCGTGGAGGCCTTCCTTCCGGCGCCCGAGGGGGCCGGCGATGACCCGGCCGAAGGCAAGGGCGCGGACCAAGCCTTCAACCTGGAGGGTGCTTGAATGGAACCCCTTGACCCCGAGGCCCGCGCCGTGCTGCGCGCCATCGCGCTCGGCGAGCCCGGCAAGCACACCGAGTGGCGCCGCGGGATGCGGCCTTCGGCGTGGGGCCCGTTCCTTGGCTGGGGCGAGCTAGGCGTGTCCGGCGTGCCACTGGAACGGGCCCAGGAGCTTGTGGACAAGCTCCTGGACTCGGGCCTGATCCAAGAGCCGGCGCTGGCCCTATTCCGCGCTGAGCCCGCCGGGCGCGTGCTGTTGCACGATGCGGACCCGGGCTGCGCCGCGCGCGTCGGCCAGCGGTGCGACCTTTGCGGGGCGGTGGGCGCATGACGTGGGCCCCGACGCTGGCCGCGCGCGACCGTGAGCCCTTCCGCACTCCCGGGGGCTTGCTGGCGTGGGCGGACTGCGCGGCCCACGGGCCCGTGCGCCCGCTGACGTACCGGCGCCGCGAGCGTGAGGCCCGCTACGGTGGCCACACCGACGACGGCATGAGCGCCGCCCGCGTGGTGCTGATGCCGAGCGGCGAGGGCGACCCGGATGGGCACCGCCGGTGGGGTCAGTGCGGGGCGTGCTTCGCCATGGCGCCCGTGCGGTTCATCAAGTACCGCGAGCCCGAGCCGGGCAAGGGCGGGGGCCGGTGCGATGCGCGGTGCCTGAACGGAAGGCGGCAATGCACCTGCCGTAAGTGCATGGGCAAATGCCACGGTCGCGGGACGTGCGCGTGCGGCGACGTGGCCGAGGAAGAACCGGACGGCGACGACGACATGGGGGCGCTGGACGCCCTCCAATACGCTGAATCCCTGGAGGCCGAGCCATGAGCAGCCCGATCATCGCGACCCTGCTTATCGTCGGCTGGACCGTCACCTTCGCGTGGGTGACGCTGGACTTCACCGGCGCAGACGGCGCCCTCGGCGCCAACGTCGGCGCCAACCGCGTGGCGCTGCCGCTGATGGGCGGGCCGCGTTGCCCGATGGTGGAGGATCATTACGACTATAACCAGACGACGGGCGAATGGCAAGTCCGATGGGTGCCGGCGCTCGCGCGGGCTCCGGGCTGCCCCGAGGCCGCGGCTCCGCCCGTCGCCGTCAGCGGCAGCGGCAACGCCACCGCGGAGCCACCGCCCCCGCCGCGGCCATCGCCATGGGGGCGATAGGCCTTGCTGCAAACCTTTATGACTACATACGGTGTATGTAGTCTCAAGGGCCACGCGGAGCCGATCCGCGCGGACGCCCCGCCGGAACCGGGGCATGAGGGAAACGCATGAGCGACCGTCTCAAGATGCTGGAGCAACTGGAAGCCGACGCGCGCAAGCTGGCGCGCATCGAAGTGCCCGACATGCCGGAGGCCGTGCTGCCTGCGAACCTCGCGACCAAGCAGCCCGCGCTGCGGCTGTGGGTAACGGGCGGCTTCATCGGGGTTTCGTGCGCCGACGTGCCGAGCTACAACCCGACGGAAGCGCAGAAGGCCACCACCGCGCCGTGGATCGTGCGCGGCAAGGAGTGTCGCCTGTTCGGGTTCCTCAAGCTGCCCGGGCCCGAGGCCATCAAGGCGGAGCCGGGATGGTGGACGGTGCAGGGCCTGGACTGGCTCAAGAACGGCACGCACGCGGCGCAGGAGGCCGTGCGGCCGACGCTGGAGAACGCCGTCAACAGGTGGGCCGCGTCGCCCGAGGGCCGGGCCATGCTCCTGGCGGGCGCCAGGCGCGACACTGTGGACCGGCTGCACTCGTACGCGGAGGACGTGGTGCGCGCCTTCGAGGACGCACGGAATGGCCTGGGCCAACCCGGTACCGGGAGCGGCTGGCGCGAGGACCGCGCCCGCACCGTGGTCGCGCTGCTGGCCGTGGCCGAGGCCATCGAGGCGAAGGCCCAGGCCGACGACAAGGAGGCGTGAGCCATGCTGAAGCTCTGCCTCTGGACGGTCCAAGCCGTGAAGATCGAGGAGCCCGGCGCCTATGCGGCGCCGAAGGGCTGCACCTGGGGGCGGTCGCGGTGAGCGCGCAGCCGACGCCGGGACCGTGGAGCATCAACGAACAGAACCCGGACGTTTGCGAGGTGGTCGGCCCCGACGACGAACCACTAGCCCTGGCTTACTCGGAGCGTCCTGAAGCCGAAGCCAACGCTCGCCTCATCGCTGCCGCGCCCGCGCTGCGCGATGCGCTGGCCGAGCTTGTCCAATGGTGCGAGGATAACTTCGCAGGACAAGATTCAGGTCCGGACCTTCGCAACGCCGAGGCCGCGCTGAATGATGCCGGGGTGAAAGTGTGACCGAACGCTCCGAGGCCGAGGCCTTCCGCGCCGTGGTCGCCGAGCTAGGGCTGACCGTTGAGGCGGACTTCGTCCCGTGGTCGCGCTCGCGCAACGCGGGCGAGAAGGACCCGTCGCTCAACTGGCGCGTGAGCGTGCTGCGCGAAGGGCGCTTGGTGCTGGCCACGGACTTCTCCGCCGGCTGTGGCCACGCGCCGAGCTACAAGGACCCAAGCCTTGGAGCCTCCAACTCCGTGGACCGACACGAGGCCATCAAGCAGGAGTGCGAAACAGGCTTCGCGTGGCGTGGCATGGGCAACTTCGTCAAGACGCGCCCGCTCAAGCCCGATCCGCTGGACGTGCTCTCGTCGCTGGCCATGGACGCGAGCGTGCTGGACTGCGCGACCTTCGAGGAGTGGGCTGCCGACCTCGGCTTCGATCCCGACAGCCGCAAGGGCGAGGCCATCTATCGGACCTGCCTGGAGCTTGCCCTCAAGCTCCGCGCCGGGCTCGGCGACGCTGGCCTGGCCAAGCTACGCGAAGCCGCGGCGGGGTGGTGAGCTAGATGGAGCCGTCGTCGTTCCCGCGGACCATGTACGTCGTGTCCAGTCGCTACGGCGACCATCCCAAGCTGTTCTCCGTGCTGATCGCGAAGCAGACGCCGAGCGGCGACCTGTGGGTGGACGAGAGCGACAATCGGGGGCGGCCAGAGGCGACTGGCCACGCCCGCAAGGTCAGGGTCGGCTACCTCCGGGAGACGCCGCTCGATGCCTGGCTCGCCTTCTACAAGAGCGCCCAGGAGGACGTCCTCACGGCAGAGAAGGAGCTTCGCAGATGCAAGGACGTCGCGCGCGTCGCCGAGCGCGAGCTTGCGAAGCTGGGTGTGCAGATCGAGCCGGAGGGCGCATGAGCACCCGCGCGACGCTCCACGATCTCCAACGTTACCGCTGCTCCTTTTGCGACGCGGCGCCGGATGAGCCGTGCATCGGTCCGAGCGGTGGCAAGCTGAAGGTGGATGGACTCCGCGCCGTCCACGGCGCGCGCCTCGCCATGAGAGGATGATTCCAAATGACCCCAGGAACGGCGGGTGGGACTCTCGCGTTAATGCAGCGCGTTTCCCTCCCCACCCGCCGCCTGGCTCTCCTACATACAACGTATGTGTGCATTGATGCACAACTCAATGTCAGAAGGTTAGATGCTGTTGGACAACGTATGTACCTTGCCGGTGAGCGATCCGGCAGAGGGAAACGCGACATGCCATGGAAGCCTCAGGGTGACGACGCCGCACCACGACAACGGCCCGATCTCGGGCCGCGCGCGTGGAGCATCAAGCACACCGGCCGCTGCGAGCACGGACGCTTCTACAGCGGGACGTGGACGATCCGCGATCTCGGTCGCGACGGCGAGCCGACGCAAGAGGACTGGAGCGGGAGCGACCTGACCGACATGAGCCAGGCCTGCGCACGCTGCACCCCGCGGGAGGCGGACGAATGACTGACCGCGAACGCCGCGAGCTACTACGCCGCCTGCGCCGCGCGTGCTTGGAGTACCTGGAGCTAGCCTCGCCCGGCGAGCATCCCCATGGCGACGTGGAGTGGGCCATGCGCGAGGTCGAGGCCGCCGAGAAGGTGGGTATCGGCATCCTCCGCGGGGCCGTGCTCGCCCGCGAGAGCGCGCTGGAGCGCCGCCGCAAGCGCAAAGGCATCGGGACAGGCTACGGACCGTGCGCTCGGACGGATGCGCACGCGACCCACCTCTGGGCCGGCGGACGCTGCCCCGGCTGCGCCGCCGGCGGGAAGATGATCACGCTCGGGGGGCTCTGAGTGCAGCGCTGCCAGGTTCCAGGCTGCGAGCGCGAGGCCGACGGGAATCCCTATCACGCGCCCGCCCTGGCCGGAGCCGGCCCGCCGTGGCCCGCCTTCAAGCTGTGCAGCGAGCACGCCGACGATCATAAGGTCCGCTTCGGGCCCGATGCCGTGGACCCGCACAGCCCGGCGGTTCGGAGGGCCACGCGCGAGGCCGCACGGCGACAGTGGGGTGGCTAGCTGTGACCGTCGTCGCGTTCTGCCCGATGTGTGGCTCGAACCGCGTCCGCCCGGCGACGGGCATGAGGCTCCGGCCCGGGGAACACATCTGCTTCGGCTGCCGCGGGATGTTCGTCGCCATCGTGACCCAGGACCCAAGCCGCCCGCTCGGCGTCGGGAGGGCGTGACGATGGACGCGCTCCGCATCGAGCACCGCACGATCCGCGCGAAGTGCCCGACGTGCGGTCAGGAGACCGACGCGATCGACGTCTCGACCGACGGGAAGATCATGCCGCATGAGCGCGACGTCGTGATCGAGACCGTCGGACCGTTCGTGTTCGCCACGAAGAAGGTGCGCTGCCGCGGGAGCGGCAAGCAGCTTCCGGCGCTGTCGGTGTCGTGCGAGGCGTGCGGGTTCTCGGACGAGGCCTTCGGCGACGAGGACGCGGGCGACGTGCAGGACTATCATTCGGACATGCACCCGGAGTGCCAGGAGACCGCGGAGGTGAAGCCGTATGGTTAAGATCAGTGGCGACCCGCCGCCGGTCCGTGCCACGGGCCGGACGTTCGAGCAGAAGCTCACCGCGTTCTACGACGAGCACGGCATGAAGGTCGAGGGAATCGTCGTCCATGTACGCGGAGACGGCAAGATCGACTACCACATCAACGCCTCGGAGAAGGTGAAGTCCCGATGAGCCGCACGCTGCGACCCAGCATCGGAATCACGCTGAACAGGTTTCCCTCCGCCGAGACGCTCCATCGCCTGATGTCTAGCACCTTCGCCGAGCAGATCCTTGCCGAGCAGAAAGGCAGTGGTGACTACCTCGTCGGGACCCGCATGAACGGCGACGCCATCGCGCTGCTGCTGGAGGAAGGCCTGCGCCGCGGCCTGCTGCTGGAGCTACGCTCCTACGGCATGGCGGGCTGGCAGTGGTCCGACGCCGAGGGGATGCCACGCTGCGCGTGCTGCGGCGAGTACGTCTGTACGCTTTGCTCAAAGGACTCGGAGAAGCCCGTGACGCACCCGCGCGACGTGATCTTCGCGCACGCGGGCGCCAAGGACCCGTTGGGGGTTGGGCCATGACAGAATACTACACGAGGGAAGAGGCGGAGGCGCTGGCCGGAACGTGGTGGCGGAACACCGTCGCCTATGCCGACGTGCCGGTCGGCACGCGCGGCCAGATCGTCGGCTGGTACAACGCCTTGACGGCCGAGGGCCCGAGCTTCGGACTCTCGATCCGCTGGTGGGGCGTGCCCATCCTGACGGTGGATGGGTTCTCCCGCCGCGACATGGGGATGAAGCCCGGTGGCCAGCCGTGGCCGGCGATGGTGCCGGAGACGGACTGGCCCGCCGTCGAGGCCGCGATGGAGAGGATCGAGCAGGCGCGTGCCGAGACCGAGGCCGCTGCCGGCGCCTCCGACGCCGAACGCGAGGCCGCGGAGCGCGAGGAGGAGGCGCGGCAAGCCGAGCACGAGCGCGATCTGCGGAACAGCGCCGAGGCCTGGATCGAAGGGGAGCACGAGAGGCGGAACGCATGAGGTCGCGCACGAGGGCGGATGGCAAGAAGATCGACGAGATCGAGATGAACGTGAACGGGAAGCGGTACACGCTGGACGTCCGCATGATGCGGGACAGCGAGGGCGCCGTCAGGTTCGGCATCGTCCACGAGGAGTCCGAACTCAAGATCCAGGGGCCCGCCCTTCCGGAATTGGAGAAGAGGGCGCGCACGCACCTGGAGGGGTGGGCCGTCGTCGAGTGGTCCCCGTGGATGATCGTCCAGGTCGGCGAACGGTGGTCGCGCTCAGACTTCCCGAACCCTGAACTCGTGCTCAACGTCAGCTTCGAGGCCCGGGCCTCGCGTGGCGACACCAAGCTGAGCCAGAACATGGAGCTTCGCTTCGGCGAGGAGGAGCCACCCGAGTCCATCGCCGAAGCGCTGGCTGCGGCCGACAAGGAGGGGATGGACCCGCTCGATCGCCCATGGACGGGCCGCTGGGAGCGCACCGGGAGACACGTCAGCAACGACCGCTGGGCCAAGGACTCCACCCACGAGTCGCGCGAGGAGCGCGAGGCGCGACGCAAGGGCATGAGCGTCCGGACGACCCTCGTGCTGCCGGCCACGATCGAGAACGTCGAGGCCGTCCGCGCGATCCAGCGCCGGCTGCGCGATCTGAACGCGGCATGGGGTTCGTACATGCTGACCTACGGCACCCGTGCCTTCCCGAAGATGCTTGAGTCGCTGGCCACCGGCGCGTGGGATGTGGCCCCGATCCCGCCGCGGCCGGGCTGCCCGGACTGCGGCATGGACCTCGGCGATCCCGACGACAAGGTGGACTTCGCGAGGGAGATGGAAAGCCACAAGGCCGACTACCGCGACGACGAGGGCGAGTGCGCCAAGGAGATGGCCCGCCAGGGGAAGAAGCCCTCGCCGCGCCGCCGGAGGAAGGCCGCATGAGCTTCTGGCGCCGTTGGAGTTTCTGGCTCCGCGCGCGCGAGCAGGAGCAGGCCGACATCGAGCAGGCCAAGGCGACGTGGCGCGGCGAGCGGCGAGAGGCCGAGGACTGCGCCCTCTGTCCCGAGTGCACGCTTGAGGTGCTGCCCCCCAACGGGCAAGGATACTACTTCAGGACATGCAGCAAGCACAGCAAGGTGAACCCATGACGAAAGAGCAAGCTTTGGTGGCGAGGTACTCGATCATGCCGCCGACGGTCGTCGGCATGGACGTCGAGGAAGAACCCATCGAGCCCGACACGAGGTACTGGCTCCTCCACGGCGGCAAGCGCATCCGGATCGGCGGCGCCTACATGGCCGATCTCGTCGAGGCGATCCGCGCCATCGGCGGCACCGTCGAGGTCGAGGACAACTCGGCGCCAGCCCGCATCGAGTTGCGGACCAAGAAGGTGCCGGACCCGGACTTCGTGAAGGCGCTCCAGGCATTGGAACGCGCCGAGGCCAAGCAGCACATGGTCAAGGACCTCTCCGGCCCGTTCCTCGACCTCGGGTGCTTCTGGCTGTGGGCGAACCACGCCGAGATCCGGACGCCGACGCGGCTCGGCGTGGCGGAGCACCTACGCCGCCGCGGCGAGCTTGAGCGGCTGCTGCGCGCGTGGGGCGCACTCTTCGAGATCGACTGCGTGACCGAGCACTCCTCCAACGTCTGCCGTCCCGTGACGGCGCAGGAGCCAGCATGAAGCTCTTCGTGGTGCTGGCGCTGGCCATCGTCATGGCCGGATGCGTCGTGCCAAAGCAGCACGCTGCGCCGGGCCCGTCCGTGGCACCGGCGCCGGCGTCACCGCCGCCACCACCGCCAGCGGGGCCGACGACGGTGGATGTCACGTTCTACAACGACTACGACAGCCGCGTGAAGTTCTCCGTGGCGACCTTCAACAGCAACGACGAGAAGCTGGGCGGCAGAGTCGCCGACGTCGAGGCTGGTTGGGGGACCTACGTCGAGAGCACGGTGCGCTGCGACGGCAGCATGGTCTCCTTCGGCGGGATGCTCTACGACCGCCGCGGCGAGGCGATGGACTTCCGCAGCATCGACGCTCCGTGCGGCTCGGAGATCCACGCACGCGCGACGTCGGCAGGCGAACTCAAGCTGATCGTGTATTGACATGGGCCTCTACAACCTGAAGCCGAAAGGTGGCGTCGTCCCGACCGCCACGCGGAAGTTCGGCACCGGCACGATCCACCGCCGCGGCGAAGGCTTTGCCATCGAGGGCGAGTACGACATCGCCTTCGCGGAGGCCGTGCGCGTCTGGCCCAGGCCGCGCCCGGCGTGGGACAATGAGTCGAAGACATGGCTCGTCGGCGCCAGCTTCAGCGAGGTGCTCGAACTCATCAAGTTCACCCAGAAGTTCGCGTACCGCTGGGGCGACGAGGCGCGCGAGCTTGCGGATGGTGTGCTCAAGCGCGCCGAGGCGACGCGGACCGCCAGCGCGCTGCCCGAGGCGCACTTCCAGGTGTCTGGGATGCGGATGGACCTGCGGCCGTACCAAGCTGCGAGCGTAGCCTTCGCTATGCGACTCGCCGGCCACGAGGTTGGCGGCGACGTCGTTGATCCTGTGAAGCTGCCGGAGAAGAAGACGATCGGCGTCCTGATCGGTGACGAGACCGGCCTCGGAAAATGTCATAGGACGAATACAAATGTCCTCACATCGAGCGGATGGCGCACCATCGGCTCTCTCAAAGTTGGAGACAACGTCATTGGTTCCAACGGAAAACCTGCGAACGTCCTCGCCATCTTCCCACAGGGAACAAAACCTAGCTATCGGGTGAAGTTCAGCGACGGTTCCTCGGTCGAAGCCGGCCCAGATCACCTATGGACGATGAGATACCACTGCGGCGGACGCAGATGGAAAGAAATCGTCCTGACCACCGAACAGATGAGGACACGACCCATTCTTGAGATGAAGTGGAAAAGTGGCACTCGTAAGAGCACAAAGCTCGATTTGAGCAAGACTCAGTTGCATTTGCCAATGCTCAAGAAACCGGTGATCTTCAACAAGCAGAGGGGCAACCTGCCAATCCCACCATATTTTCTAGGACAGCTCATTGCAAATGGGCACCTCGCCAGTGGCACACCACAACTCTCTACAGCCAAGTGGAATTGGTCATTCATCAAGACTAGGCTCAAGAAGGAGGGAATTGTCGCAAGCAGCGAGAACAAATATGATAATGTGATCCGCGCAGGATTTTCTGGCATCATCAATGCCATTAGATCACTGGACCTTGATGTTCTAAGCCGAGAGAAACACATCCCCATTGCTTATCTGAGAGCCACGCCAAATGATCGTATCGCCTTGCTTCACGGCCTGATGGATGGTGACGGAAGTATCTCCAAGACGGGAAACAAAATCAATTATCATACGATCAGCGCCCGTCTAGCAGGAAACGTCCAAGAATTGGTCGAGGGTCTTGGTGGAGTAGCCAGCGTGCGGGCATACGATCGCTCACACGAATCAAAACCTACGGACTACCAAGTTCGCATCCGACTGCCAGCGGAGATTCCACCATTTACCCTGCCACGAAGGGCGTCTCGATATTCACCTGGGAGATCTGCTGCTCCCCGCCGGGTTGTTCAATCTATCGAATACGTTGAGGATGCCGAATCCGTGTGCATCGCCGTGGATGCGCCAGACGCCCTCTATGCGACTGAGCACTGCATCTTGACGCACAACACGCAGCAGGGCATGGCGATCCCCCACGCCCTCGGGGCATGGCCGGCGATCTTCGTCGTGCGCGGCAACGGCAAGCAGCACTGGAAGCGCCACATCATGGGCTACGATCCGCTCGGGATGAAGGCTTGGCTGCCCGGCCGCAGCGTCGTCGTGGTCGAGGGCAAGGGCACGATTCCCACGGGCGCCGACTGCTACCTGGTCTCGTATAATTTGCTTCACAAACACATCGACGCGCTCCGCGCGCTGAAGCCGCGCGCCGTCGTCTTCGACGAGATCCACTCGGTCCGCAACAGGAACACGCTCCGCGCCGAGGCCGCGCTCGCGTTGAGCCAGGACGTCCCGCTGCGCGTCGGCCTGACGGCGAACCCCGTGGTGAACACCGCGGAGGATCTCGTCGTGCCGCTCACGGTACTGGGATGGATCAACGAGTTCGGCGGGCCGACGCAATTCCGCTTCACCTATGGCCGGCAGCGCCAGGACCGCCTCGGCGGCAAGGGCGTGCGCGACCTGAAGGGCCTGCACATGCGCTTGAGATCAACGTGCATGGTGCGGCGCACGAAGGAGGAGGTCTTCGGCGAGCTTCCGCCGCTCCAGCGCAACGTGATCCCGCTGCCGCTCACGAACGAGGCCGAGTACCGCGCCGCCGAGGAGGACATCGTCCAGTGGCTCGTGGCTCACGGCAAGGACCCGAGTGGCGCCATGCGCGCCGAGAAGCTGGTGCGCCTGAACAAGCTGCGCCATCTCACGGAGATCGGCAAGGTCGCCGGCGTCATCGAGTGGTTGAACGACAACTTCCCACCGTCGAGCGACCAGAAGATCGTCGTCTGGGCCCATCACGAGGATGCGATGTCGAAGCTCGTCGAGGCGTTCCCGGACTCCGCCATCGTGCGCGGCGGCATGGGCGCCGCGGCGCAGAAGAACGTGGACCGTTTCCAGGTTGATCCGTCGTGCCGCAAGCTCATCGGATCGCTCCTGGCCGGCGGGGAGCAATACACGATGACCGCGGCGTCGCACATGGCGACCCTATCGCTCTGGTGGACACCCACCGCACATTTCATCCAAGCCGAGGGGCGCTGCTACGCGCGCCAGAACGATCCGCACGGCCTGACGTCCTGGTACTTCCTCGGCGAGGGCAGCATCGACGAGCACATCTGGGGCGTGCTCGTGGAGAAGCAGAAGGAGTCCGCCGCCGTCCACGACGGAGCCGATGGCGAGATCGAGGCGAACATCATGGACGCCGTCGCCGAGCGACTGATGGGGGGCGCGTGACCGACCTCTGGCCCGCCGCGGTGCTCGGAGCCGTCGTCGTGCTCACCGTGACGGGCCTCATCATCCCGGTGCTGTTCGTCGCGCTGCTGTGGGCCGTCCTGACGCGGCCCATCGTGATCCCGGGGCGGCGCCACGAGGCGGAGCGCGAGGACGCACCTCCGTCGATCCTGCGGCAACCCAGGATCAAGGCCAAGGTCGTCCCGACACAGGTCGTCGCGGTCGATGCGGTCGCGCTCGACTCCCTCGTGCCCGTGAGCTTCGAGCCGTGCCCGCGCGGCTGCGCCGGTGGCTGGGTCACGAGGTTGGAGGACGGGCGCGTCCACATGGCGTGCCCGATCTGCGAAGGAAAATGAAGCCCGCCGGGTTGCCGTCCGGCGGGTTTCGTCTGTGCATCCCACCCGAAGCTGCTTGCCGGAAGCCGCGACGAAACCGGCAATCCCTGGATGGGGATCGCACGCACTTAACGGTTACGCGGGCGCACTCGTCGCATCGGGTTCAGCGGACCCGTACCCGATCGGCATAGCTGTCCTTGTGCTGCGCGCGGAGCGCGGCCACATCGATCTCGACGTGGGTCGTGTCCACCTTGACGTGGCGCGGCGCGAGCATCCCCGCGCGCTCTGCCGTCTCCTCGAAGTCGTTCCACGCCTCAAGAGCGGCCCGGCCGAGCGTGGCGCGGTCGATGGGACGGATGTTCGGGCGACCCTTGGCGTCGGTGCTGCGATCGGCGATGACGGCCTCGAACTCGGCCTGGAGCTTCTGGGCGATGTCCGCCTTGTGCTTCAGCGTGTTCAGGTCGATGCCGGCTTCGATGAGGGCCTTGCGGAAGAACTCGCCCGAGAGCACGACGACGCGCGCGACCTTGCGCGCGTAGGCCTGGACCTGGGCGATGGCCCGCTCCTCGGTGGCGTCGAGCGCGAGGTCGGGGAACTCGGTGCGCAGCGCCCCCACGAAGATGCGCCACGTCGGCTTGGTGGCCTTGGGCTCCAGGAGGTAGAGCCCGATGGCGTGGATCACCGCGTCGCGGTCGGGATGCTGGTCGATGGGGTGGTCCGTCGGCACGATCGCGTCGGGTGCGTGCAGGACATCGACGGGGATCGGATCGCCCATCGGAAGAAGAGGGGGAACGATGCTATTTAAACACAGAGGGATTGGATTTCCATTTATTCCAAGGCCCTCTAAGGGGGTGCTAAAGGATGGACAAGGAGGTGGGTGAGGGGATGAGACTAAGGGGGTCCATAGAGAAGGTAGCGTCCTAGAAAGATAGCTCTCTCTAAGGTACTCTCTTACCTACGTCCGTCCTTATGTAGCTGTCGATCTGCCTTGGCCTTCGTCCACCTTTTAGCACCCCCTTAGAGGGCCTTGGAATAAATGGAAAATCGCCTCAGGTAACCTACCTCAGACATTTATCGTTTCATCTGGAGAAAAACCGTTTTCCAGGCGCACTACTCGAATGATACAAAATGGAAAAATGGATTGAGGCGCCGCCTATCAGCCGCGTTGTGGCCACGCCCATCTTCTTCGAGGTCGAGCGCGCCGGGCGCGAGGAGTACGGCGACGCCGGCAGCGTCTGGTACACGGAGATGGAGATCACCTACCTCCTGGCTTGCCTGAAGCGTGGTACTTACAGCGACAACCCTCGCGCCCGCCTGCGTCGCCACATGATGATCCTCGGACCGATCGGCGACGGGAAGAGCACCGGCAGCAAGGCCTTCCTGCGCGACTACATCGGTGCCTGCGACATCCTCTCCGCGCCGTCCGACTACATCGGCCCGACGTACTACTCCCTGGAGAGTGGCACTGGTTGGGAGCGCGCGCGCGGCACAGCTACCGGCGATCGTCTTGGTGTCCCGTGGCTCCCGAGGGCCGACTTCTGGTATTGCAGCGAGTTCATGGACTTCCTCGGCCACGGACCAGCGTCGAAGGACAAGGGCGAGCACCTCAACCGCGCTTTCGAGGAAGGAGACATCGTCGTTGCGCTTGCCAAGCTCGTAGGCATCCAGTCCACCGATGCCCAACGCGAGATCATGGAACGGTTCAAGATCGTCTTCGACGCCAACGAGGGCATCCTCCAGTACCGGACCAACGCCTCCTTCATCGGTTGCAGCCGCCCGCTCGCGTCCAGCGTCCGCGAGACCATGGAAGAGAGCGGCCTGAGCAGCCGCGTGGTCCCAGCGGCATGGAACTCGAACCGCATCCAGGCCAGAACAACGTGGTGGAACGGCCCAGGCAGGGTGAGTTCGCTGCAACCATCGATCAGGAAGTTCAACGAGATCGCCTGGCTCACCAACTTCGAGATCGTCCCCTATCCACCCAAGGACCTCATCCAGATCGTCCAGCAAGTCCACGACGGACCATACAGAGAACTCGAAGACGACATCGGCGTGCCGACGAGCACGCTGCGCACGCTACGCGACTACGGAAGGATCGCCCAGCTTGTCACCGCAGCGGCCGTCAGCCGCGTAGTCAGCAAACTCACGGAGGGGCAATACATCGAGAAGCTTGAGTATGAGGATGAAGACGCGAAGCTCGCGTGTCTCCTTTCGGAGAATTACATTAGTGCTCTCTTCCAGAAATACAATGTTGAAGGGGGAAGCGAGCCAAAGACCACGGGCGATCATGACTTGCTCCAATCGTTCATCATGGAGGAACCAGACAAGAGAAAAAATGGTTTCACACAGCGCGACCTGGTAAGCTGGCTAGAACAAAAAGGACGTCGCAGTCGTTCGACAGCATATAACCATATCCACGCCATGGAGAAATCTGGGCTCGTCACACGAGTTGCCCCGAGGTATTTGATTGCTGCCCATGAGCTTCTGGAGGAACTTGGATTGGTCCCCCCCAGCTTTGAAGATCCCCCCCACGCGAGTCCTTAAATATACATACAACGTATGTAGGTGATGAAGGATGTCGATGTCCGTCAAGACCGTCGCCGACCGGATCAGAGCTAGGCATCGTCCAACCGGGAACGTCCACCAGCCTGAGTGGGAAGGTCGCTACATCGGCGGCTCGACCATCGTGAAGCTCACGGCCGCGGACTACGCGCTGCGCATCCTCGCACAGAAGCGGGGCGAGGTGGCACCGACGTCCGGCAACAAGTTCTGGAGCTACAAGGGCAACACGCTGGCCGGCGGCAGCCTCGCCGACGCGGACTGCTCCGAGGTCCACGCCGAGATCGGACTCTCCGTCGCCGGCTGGCGGCTCGTGATCCATCCCGACGCCGTCTCTGTCGTGGACGACAAGGTCGTCGTCCAAGAGCACAAGTCGCACGGCACGCCCTCGACGGCGAAGATCGAGAGCGCCAAGCGCCAGGCCATGCTCGGGCTCGCGGCGATGTGGTGGGAGGCCCACGCCGCCTTCTCCGAGCGCCCGGATCGCGAGGTGTACGTCTTCCCCGTCGCTGCGTGGCATCCGGACCAGACGGCCCACTTCGACTGGCTCCGCAGCTACGTCCCCGATGGCGTCGTCGTGGTCGTCGTGCCGGACCAGCCGCTCGACGGCAACAACGGAGAGCGCGGCGGCGACCCCACCATCATCCGCGAGTTCCCGATGACGATGGAGCAGGTCCAGGAGATCCTCGACTTCTACGTCAGCAAGGCGATGGCCATCGCGTCCGCGGTCGAGGCCGACGATCCCGAGATCGCGGCCGCGTGGGACAAGGAGCACCCGACCGAGTACCTGCGTGACTTCGAGGAGCTTGCCGATGGAACGGGCGACCTCGCCACGAACCTCGCGGCGTACCACAAGCTCGCCAAGATCGCCGACGAGGCCATCGACGAGAAGCGCCGCATCGGCGAACTGATCTGCATCGAGATCCAGGACAAGCAAGCCAAGAAGCAGGGCGTCGCCGGCGGCTGGACCGCGACCGTCGTGAACCGCGACAACGACCAGTACGCCGACATCAAGGCGCTGCGCGAGGCGGGGCTCGATGGATTCATCAGAACAAAGAAGCCCTATCGCTACCCACTCGTCCGCGGGGTCGCAGAGGTCGAGGCGTGACCGATGCCTCGTGGGCGCTCGAAGTCGAGAACCTCCGTCAAGAGATCCTCGTCTGCACGCGCTGTCTCCTTGGCCATATGCCAGGCCTGCACGCGCCATGGCGTGGTTCGTTCCGCAAGGGAATTGTTCTCTTCGTCGGCGAGGCGCCGGGCCCGGACGAGATCAAGGCCGGCGAGCCCTTCATCGGACGTGCCGGGAAGCTTCTCCAGACGTGGCTCGATGGCTATCTCGGCCTCGCGGCCGACGGCTGGCTTCTCTGCAACGCCGTGGCCTGCATGCCGCGCGACCTCGCAGATGCCCACTTCCGTGCGCCCCGTGTCAGCGAGATCAGCGCGTGCCGGCCGTGGCTCAACGAGATCGTCCGGCTCTCCGAACCGCGCGCCATCGTGGCCGTCGGTCGCGTCGCAGAACACGCCACGGATCACTTCGGAGGGCTCGACCAGCCCACCTTCCTCGTTCCTCACCCCTCCTGGTTTTTGAGGACGGGCAAGGACTGGACGCCCTACGTTGCCAGGCTCCGGTCCAATTTGGAGTTGACGGCATGATGTTCCAATCCCCACCCCCTCGCGGGGACGCGGCCGCGGCGAACGGTCGCCTCGGAGTCGTTCGTGGTTCTTCATCCCGCGAGCGTTCCAACGGGAGGGGGAAGACGCCATGAGCGACGATGACCGCCGCTGGCGGCGTCGCGGCTGGGAGCCGCCGACCATGGAGTCCCGCCTCGTGACGAAGGCGCCCTGGCCCGGATATGCGCCCATCCCGATGTGGCAGCTACGCGACCGTTCCGAGCGGAGGCGATGAGCGATGTGCGATCCCTGGCAGGGTTGCGAGGTGTGGTGGTGGAACAACGCCCCAGGAGAGCGGATGCAGAGGAAGTCGAGGCGGAGGCGGTGAGCGTGGAGCCCTGCCGGGTTCGGCCGAGTCTCTCCGAGAGAGGGTGGTACTACTGCGAAACACATCGGGTGAGGAGCACCGCGCCGGACGAGCCGTGTTGCCCGCCGCGAGCCAGCGGGAGCGGAGGGACGAAGCCATGAGCGTGACACGGAACCTGAAGCTACCGCGTGGATGGCTCGTCGCGTGGTGGCGCGACGAACCGTTCATGCTCCTGACGCTCGGCAAGACCAGCTACTACGCCTCCCGCTTCACAGGCGTGATGGTCCAGAATCCGCCGCGCTACGCGGTCAAGATGCTGGGCGTCCTGCGCCACAACGATGCGCCGCGCCCCATCGAGCGCGCCAGCGGGACGGGAGGGTCGCCATGAGCGACTGGTCGCTAACTTGCGACGATTGCCGTTTCGAGTGGCTGGACTATGGGCCTCCCGATCCGCCGTGCCCGGAGTGCGGCTCGCGGTTCATCTACGCGGAGAACACGGCCACGGGCGCGCTATACGATTCTCCAATGATGCAGGCACGGCGCGGCGTGGGAGCTTTCAGCGCCAGCGGGAAGGAGGGAGCGTAGATGTGCGACCCAGGACCCTGCGCGCTCGCCGCGTGGACAACCTGCACCTGCAACGTCAAGGCCACAAGCACCTGCGCGCCCTGCCCCGTCCACGGCAGCCACGCCGGACTGCGGGCTGCTACGCGAGCCAGTGGGACGGGAGACACGAAACCATGATGACGGAAACGGAAGTAGCCGAGAAACTGCGGCGCATCGAGGACGATGAGCGCTTGGCCCTCTACGAACCAGCGCTTGTGCAAGTCAACGCGCCGCTCGCGCTCATCCAAACCGAGCTTGCAGCGGAGGCAAACGCGCTGCGCGATGTGTTGGGGTGGCCAAGGCAGCGCTATCCCCATCGTCGCCGCACCAGCAAGGGGGAGAGCCCATGATCCAGCATCCGACCGATCTCCCAGAAATCCGCCGCATCCCAGCCGCGGTCCGCCACGGCCTCATCGGCCACGCCGACTACGACAAGCTGATGGATGGCCTGCTCAGCGAGCGCGTCGAGAAGCAGCAGGACGGCGTGGCTCGCGCCACCGTCCTATGCGAGGACAACGTCCTGCTCTTCGCACACATCTTCCTTGGCAAGGACGTCGTGCCATTCATGATCAACGTCGATCGCGAAGTCCGCGGTCGCGACAACGTCGTCGTGATGCTGCCGCGTTCGCACTCGAAGTCGGAGACGTATGCCATCGCTGACACGGTCCACGACGTCTGCTACGCCATCCTCCCCGACAGCAAGTACCGCGACCCGCGCGAGTTGATCGTCCAGGAGACGGCCGACGCCGCCACGCTCACCATGAACGCGGTGCGCAACACGATCGACTCGGGCGGCCAAGGGCGCCTCATCGACGCGGCCTTCCACGGCCCGAAGGGCGAGACGCTCCATGAACTCTCGACGACGTGGGCGGGCGACAAGATCGTGATCCCCGCTGCCGGCAGCATCGGCAAGAACCCGACGATCCTGGCCATCGGCGTCGGTGGCGCGCTCCAAGGCCTCCACCCCAAGAAGACCAAGCTCGACGACATCGTGACGCCGAAGAACTCGCGCACGCAGCATCTCCGCAACGTCCAGTACGAGTGGTGCCAGAACACCCTGTTCGGCACGCTCGATCCCGGCGCAACGGTGTGGAGCCTCTGCACGCCGCAGTACGAGGACGACACCAACGATCGTCTCGCCAAGGGGGGCTTCTACGTCGTGAAGCGCCCTGCCCTGAGCCGCTTCCCGACCATGGGCTCCGAGGAGGCGCAGGGCGACTTCGAGGAGATCCTCAACGAGAGCGGCGAGCGGACGTGGGTCACGATGACCGAGAAGGGACGGAGCCTGGAGGCGCTCTGGCCGTGCCTGCTCGGCACCGGCAACTGCCCCGGCACGAAGGAGCACTACGTCGAATGGGGGGTCCACCGCAGCGTCGAGTGGCTCTTGCACGAGAAGTACCTCCGCGATGCCGTCTCCTTCACGACCCAGCAGATGCTCTTCTTCGTGCCGCCGTCGCAGCAGCGCGTCACGAAGGAGATGTTGCGCTTCTGGAGTTCGGACGCCGCGCTCGTGGGCAAGCCCAGCGAATACAACAGCGTCTCCATCGTGCCGCCGCCGAAGCCGGACGACGTCGTCATGGAGATCCACGCCTGGGACCACGCCATCGGCAAGAAGCGCCGCCACGACCGCACCGCCGTCGCGATGCTCGTGCGCACGAGGGACAAGAAGGTGTACGCGCGCGTGCGCGCCTCGCGCTGGGACTTCCCCGAGGTGTGCAAGATGATGGAGTCGCTCTATCGCCACCCGTGGATACGCCAGCCAGCCAACGTCGTGACGGAGGGCATCGGCTTCCAGGAGGCCTACGCCCAGCAAGTCCACCAGCAATCCAAGGAGATCCTGCCGCTCCTCGTCGAGAAGGGTCAAGCCGACAAGGACACGGCCCTCGTCGAGAGCGGCCTGCTCCAGGCCATGATGCGGGGCGAGTTCCTCCTCGAATACGAGGACAAGGACACGATCCAAGAGTTCCTCATGTTCACGGCAGAAGGACGGTTTCACGACGATAGGGCCGATGCGTGTCGCCTCGGCTTCAACCGGATCAAGGCTGCCGTCAGACGCGAGGTCAAGGTCCACCGCCGCGAGCGACGCGCCCAGTGAGGCCTTCACTTCCGGTCGAGACGAAGCCTTTATACACTTGGACAACGTATGTAGGTCCGGGATACACGCACATGCCCCTGTCGCTCATCGCGCCCGCCTTCCGATTCGAGGAAGCCTTCGTTCTCGCGTCGAAGCTCCACGACGTCGCAGCCGTCCGCGTGGACGACAAGGGAATCCGCACGGCGCTCAGCGACCACGCCAGCGTGATGCTCATCAGCGTCGAGATGGCGCGCGGCGCGTTCAAGGAGTTCGAGTGGATCGGCCCGCCGGAAGGAACGGATTTCTACGTCCCGCTGTCGCACGCCGCCACGTTCCTGGAGAGCGTGCGCAAGCTGGGCATCGAGGACGACGTCTCCGTCTTCATGGATCACGGCAAGAAGATGGTCATGCGCTGCGGTCGCGTGCGCGTCGAGCGCCCCCTCGACGCCTACGGCCCCAACATCAAGAACATCCCGCCCATCGAGAAGCTCGATCTGCGTGCCATGACGCGGCTCGACGCCAAGCAGATCAAGCTCCTCGCGACGACGGCCGAGAAGCTCGGCACGGAGAGCCGCGACCGCGCGAGCCTCATCATCTTCACCGTCAAGGACGGCAAGCTGGTCATCGAGTCCAAGGACGACTCCCTCGGCACGGGTGCTACCATCGACATGGACGATGTCGTGCCGCTGCCGGGCGCCGATGGCGTCCCGAAGGAGATCGAGGGAATCCGGACGTGTCTCGGGATTGACGTGCTCAACCAGATGGTGGCCTGCTTCCCGCAGCGCCAGATCGAGATCCTCTTCGGCAACGACGTGCCGATCGCCTTTCGCTACGCCGACGAGCATCTCCGATTCCTAGGACTCATCGCGCCACGGGTGGAGGAGGCCTGAGATGACCCGCTTCGGCTTCCGCAGCGACGTAATCTTCGAGGCCCATCGCACGGCGCTCGCCGAAGCTCTCCTCGCCGAGGAGTTCTTCAGCCGGCCCGAGGGCACGCCGGGCCCGCCGCGCATCCGGGTCGGCGATGCCGACGCCGCGGGCCACCCGCGCCAGTGGCGGCACATCGAGAGCCCCACCGAGATCGCATACCAACTTCGCTGCGTCCTTGCCAACCAAGTGGTCTTCGACGTCGGCGATCATACCGCTTGGGATCGTACTGTGCGCGACACCCACATGTTGTGGGATGTCCTCAACGAGTGGGCCGCGTGGATGGCGCCCCATGGATTTCGACTGGAATACTGGGGGGCATTAACTGGTGGGGTTGGCACCCATACCGAAACGTTCCTCCACCCCAACGGCCTTGACCGGAAGGCCTTCGCAGACACGGTTGTAGGAGCCTGCAACGAGCGGCTCGGTCTCGAACAATCCCTCGCCGACGGCGGCGTCATCGTCGATCCCGTGTGCGTCGCGCCGAACTACGAGGCGCGGCAGGTGCGCGAGTTCGGCGCAGCCAAGAAGGGGCGCCGCAAGACCCTGTGGACTTTCGGCCCAGGCCCTTACCGCAGGCTCCCGCTCGATCGTGACGAGGCGTACAAGCAGGCTGGCGTGGTGATCCCGACGCGGCTCCCGATCGCGGAGTGGCCGCCGGGAGCGCTCCACGCGACCGTGGCCGTGACCTTCGGCCGGTGCCCCCGGGGGCCGCAGTGCCTCCCGGGACCGGAATCGACCGTGGGCCTAGACATGACGTGCGAACAATGCCCGACAGGACGGTAGCAACATGGCAGACGACGAACTGAATCTGACCCCGAAGGAGATCATCGCCAAGGCCTGCGAGGCCTACGGCGTGAAGACGATCCAGGATCTCAAGAAGACGAAGGAGTTCAACACGGCCTTCACGACGTTCAAGGACACCGGCGTCGTGCTCAAGAAGGGCCTGCGCTACAAGATGAAGCAGGTCGAGGGCGTGCCGGCGTTCTTCATCGACAACGCCCCGAACCGCCAGTTCGACAAGACGACGCGGAAGACCACCGTCGTGGGCCACCAGCCGCGCGTGCTCCTCGCCGACAGCACGGTGCTCACGCTCTGGGGCGCCCCGCCCCTGGACGGCGCCGGCGTCATGCAGCGCATCAGCGCCGGCCCGGTGAACATCCGCGAGGACATCTACCTCGGCACCGAGGACGTCGTCGTGATCCCCAAGACCACGAAGGCGATGCCGCACGACCATGACGCCATGGTGCCCGACGTCTCGATCGGCGGCGCCGTCGAGCGCGCCAAGAACACGCGCTCCATCGGCGCTGACGCCCGCGGCACGATGTTCGGCGAGAGCGGCAAGAACATGGTCTTCGCCACGCTGACCATCGGCGAGCGCGAGGATGTCAGCTTCTTCGGCCCCGGCGGCTTCAGCAAGGTGCCGGTCCTGAAGTCCATCGCGCGCGACGCGCGCGGCGTCGCCATGAGCCTCAAGTTGCCCATCGACCAGGTCTGCGAGACCTTCAACATCCAGTTCAACATGGGCGAGGAGGACAGCATCCGCCAGATGCGCGAGGAGTTCCGCGACGTCCTGCACGGCGAGCCCATCGCCGTGTACGGAAAGCTCGGCCTCTTCCACCCGAAGAGCGTCAAGGACTTCGACGAGGGCGTGGCGACAGAGGCCATCGCTGATCTCTCGGCCAAGGGCCTGATCCGCGAGACGCGCCAGACTGCGCCCGATGCTACGAAGCTGAAGGCCCTCGTGCTGAAGGACTACACGGTCGAACGCCCCGATGGCACCGTAGAGCAGCCACTCTTCGTGAGGATCGGGAACTACAACGTGTACGACATCGTCGAGGAGGTGGACAAGGACACGGGGCGGCGCGAGTGGAAGTTCATGGTACTCGCAACGGAGCAGGGCAAGACGCCGTGGATGGACTGCGTCGAGCACCACTACACCACAAAGGCCGGGGAACACCGCGTGAACAACGAGGGCGCCTTCGTGGTGTTCCTCAACCAGATCGGTGGCCGCAGGCTCGCGGAGGACGACCCCTTCGCGCTCGCGGCGAAGCAACTGGACCTGGAAGAGTTCGGGGCGACGCCCGCGGCACCGCTGACCGACCCGACGAAGATCTGAGGTGTGCATCATGGCCGAGGAACAGGCACCAAAGCAGGCCAAGAAGCCGGCGCTGTACGTCCCGAAGGCGCCCCCGTCAGCGCCCGCGCCCAAGCCCGCCATCGCCAGCGCGTCGCAGGCGGCCCAGGCGGCGCCCGCGGCGGCGCAGGCCAAGGACCTGCCCTCGGCCATGACGCCCACCGCGGGCCCGCAGAGGGGCGTCAGCGGCCTCCTGCGCGTCCACGGCGGCCTCCAGATCGGATTCGAGGACGAGATGGCCGCCAACATCGAGGTCTCGCGCGCCATCGGGCTCATCGTCGAGGGACCAAAGGGATCAGGAAAGTCGTGCAACCTGATCCTGGGCTTGCCGATCCCACCCGAGGGCCACTGGACCTACGTCATCTCCTTCGACGAGACGACGCGCGAGGCTCTGGAGAAGCGGGCCAGCGAACTCGGGATGACCTACGACCAACTCAAGGCCAAGCACAAGATCAAGCTCGCCGAGCCGTGCCGGCGCCACTTCAAGAAGCTGCCCGATGGCACCGTCAAGAAGATCTACGACGGCTTCGACCCGAACAACACCGTCACCGGCGAGGTCGTCATCGGCACGACGATGGCGCTCCTGGAGAAGATCGAGCAGCGCAACGACGGATGGTCGGTGATCCTCGACCACTTCCAAGCCCTCTGGGAGAACGTCGGCGTCACGAAGGGCCGCCACGACTTCGGCTTCGATCCTGCGGCCAAGAACAGCGACCTCGGCAAGAACGCGCTCGGCGTGTACGAGTCGCGCGCGCGGAACTGCAAGCTCATCGAGGCCAAGGCCCGCCGCGTCGCCAAGGGCTTCTTCGCGCTCAGCGGCTACGGCGACGAGGAGCGCACCACGGTCGAGGAGACCGGCGAGACCGGCCCCGATGGACGGCACAAGACCAGGATCACGAAGGACATCGTGCCTCCGAAGTGGCTGGCATCGGGAGCGGCGAGCGACATCGCACGGAACTACCACGCGCGTCTCAAGTTCGACCACACGCGGGAGAGCGAGACGCGGAAGGGGGAGTCCAACGACCACTTCTGGGTCGAAGTCATGGACTCGAAGCTCGCCCTCTTCCCGCCGGGACAGCGGCGCGACATCACGGACAGGGACATCAGCGTCTTCTTCGAGGCGCTGCCAAAGGACGCGGCGATGGACACCGCCATCGCCGTCGCAGAGAAGCAACCAGCAGGAGCGTGAACCACACGAGGACTGAGTTTGGGGCCACGGAACTGAAGATCCAGACGCGCGACGACACGACCTACATCAGCGGCAAGACCGACCTGGGCGGGGATTTCTCCATCAAGGTCGCCAAGGCCGCGGCCGACAAGGCGATGGAGGCCAAGGCCATGGAGATCCTGGAGCCGAAGCTCGTCGCGCTCCGCGGGCTCCTGAGGGCCGCCAGGGCCGACGCCAGCACGCGCGTCGAGGCGATCGAGACCGAGTTCCTGAGCGTGCTCGACGAGATCCACAAGGAGCTTGGCATCCCCATGCGCGAGCCGAAGGGCGCCGCGAAGGCCGAGGAGAAGAAGTAAGACCGGACGTGCGCCCGGCGGCCCAGGCGGCGGCTCATTCGTGGAAACCCTCGGGTGGCCATGTGTGTATCCCTCCGCCGCCGCATCCGGGCGCGCGCCCCAGGTAGGTGAACCGATGTCTGTGCTCGTGAACGGCACCGTCAAGTACGGCTGCGTGACGCCACACTGTCCGGGCAACCGTACCGAGCAGCGCCCAACGACGCTGCTCTACACGACGAGCCAGATGGAGGCGCCGACGCTCGGCTGCGGTTGGTGCATGAAGAAGATGGTGATCCTGGCTTGATTGACGAGCACGCCAAGGCCCTGAAGGCGCTCGCGAAGGCGGTGGACAAGCTCGCCGACGAGATCGCCGCGCAGCGCGACATCCTGCGCCAGATCGAGGACGACGCGGCAACGGCGCGGGCTCGCCTCGACGTCCTCATCACGCGCGTCGCCGCCTTCGAGCGCGACGGGGCCGTCCTGATCCTCCAGCGTCCGTTGGAGGACCAACTGGTCCCGGAGGCCAAGACGTGACAGTCATCGTGGACGAGCGCGAGGCGCGCGACGAGCCCATCTTCAAGCAGGAGTGCGACGAGATCTGGAATCTCGACATCGAGGAGGAGGACCACGACGGTTCGCCTTTTAGGTATGACTTCCTTGTGATCGTCGAGGACCCTCGACCCGCGAACCACCATGCGAAGCTGGAGATCCGCTTCGAGCGCAAGGCGCATCCGATCGACACCCCGATCCTGACGCCAGATGGATGGATTCCCATCGGGAAGCTCTCTGTTGGCGACCGCGTCATCGGTTCCGACGGAAATCCTACGACAATCACTGGAGTTTTCCCACAAGGCAAGGTTCCGATCTACGAAGTCCTGCTCACGGATGGAGCCAAGACACGTTGTACCGAAGAACACCTCTGGACCGTTAGACAGTCGGGCGGTACATGGAGAACAATTCCCCTCAAGGAAATTGCCAACAGTGTCAGGTGGAGGCACGGTGGTTATCGTTGGCACCTGCCCATCGTGGAACCTGTGCAATTTTCAAGCAAAAACCTCCCCATCCATCCATATGTCCTTGGCGTCTTGCTAGGAGATGGATGTCTAACTGGCGATGATGTCACATTCACCAAAGGAGACGCCGAATTGGTTGAGAACGTCAGGGCCCTACTGCCAGATGGTCTTCGCCTTGTTCCAGACAAGAGAGGAATCACATGGAGGATCAGCGGCTCACCCGGATACGGTGAACGCCACCCCTACCTCATTGCTCTACGAAAACTCGGTCTCTCGGGCCATCGTGCATGGGAGAAGTTCATTCCAGAGACCTATCTGTTTGGGAGCGTAGAGCAACGGGTGGCCCTTCTCCAAGGAATGATGGACACCGATGGATGGGCCTGTCGCGATCGTACCTCGGTAAAATATGGCACAACAAGTCCAAAGCTGACGGAGGACTTCATACATCTGGCAGAGAGTCTAGGATGCGTCGTGTGGTGCAACAGCAGGACCAACAGTCAATACACCTACAAAGGGAACAAGAAAACCGGGCGCAAAAACTGGACAATTTCTGTTAAGTATCCATCCTGGGTGCAGCCGTTCAGGACAACACGCAAGCAAGACTCCCAAAAACAAAGAGGGCGCCGTTCCCACTCAGTTAAGCGCTCGATCAAAAACGTGAAGCTATTGGGCGATGCCGAGGCAGTTTGCATCCGTGTCGCCAACAAAGATGGTCTCTACGTCGCGGAGAGGTTCATCGTCACTCACAACACCTGGGGCGACTACGTCGCGACGTGGCGCAACAAGGAGGACCCTGGCAAGCTCGACCGCCAGCTTTCCTACGTCCACGGTCTCATCATCGAGTTCGACCCCATCGACATGCTCACCGACGACAAGCTGGAGCCAATCGGGGGGGAGTCCAACGACGCCTGGAACGAGCGCCTCCGCGGCTGGCAGGCCACGCGCTCGCAAGCCCTGAAGCACCTGGCCCGCATCTCGAAGAACTTCTGGGTCATCGTGTCGTTCGGGCCCGCGTACACCGTGGAGATCCTGCGCCGCATCGAGGCCGATCCCGAGATGGCGCCCAAGCCGGCGCGCGTGTGGGCCACGGGCCTGCCACCGAGGCAGCGGCTCCTGGACAGCCTCTCGGGCGTCAACGTCACGCGGCCCACCAAGGATGGCGAGACCTTCGGCGTGAAGGCGGAGCGCGAGGTGGATTGGAAGATGCTGGAGGAGGCCCTCCACCTCGGCCGCTGGCCGATGATCGACGTGGGCCCGCCGGCCAAGGACGGGAAGGGCGGCGCCGGTGGGCGCGCGCAGTTGATCTCGCTCCGCCGCTGCGCGCGGATCTCGCGCGAGCTACTGGGCATCAAGGAGGAAGAACCCGATGGCAGGAAACACTGAGCAGACAATCCAACGCATCGACGCCATGGAACTCTCGATCGCGCCCGAGTGCGACCTCGCCGTCGAGGACCACGTTGTCCCTGACCGCTGGGAGATCCCCACGCCGGCATACCACCACCTGACGGTCGAGGAGCGCCTCGCGCGCCTGGAGCGCATCCTCGCCCGGCTGGCGAAGTAGGCTCAGGCCCGCAGGCTGCCGCGCGCGTGGAACCCTACATAGAGAACGGTCAGCGACTGCACCAGGGCTTGCACGCCCGGGGTCAGTTCGATGAGTTGCTGCGCGGCGAGTTCCTCGATCAGCGGGATGAGGAAGCCGATGATCAGGCCCGCCCAAGCGATGCCCGTCGGCACGAGCTTGTCCACCGTGTCCTCGCCGACGCGCCAGTCGAAGACGCTGGCGACGCCTCCGCCGGCCGTCTTGACCTTGACGTTCGCGGATGCGGAGGCTGTTGGCATGGGCCCGGAACCTGGTCCAGAGAGACTTAACCGTTCCGAAGTTGACGCGCGCTCAGTGCGTGACGTGAACTATGCGCCCGAACTGAGCCCGCTTTATAAGCCGCTAGGCGGGCGGCCACGCCAGGATCTCGCCCCGGCTGTGGACGAGTTCGTCCATGAGTCGCTCGATGCGCCGCGTGGTGGCATCCTCGATGCGCTCCAGCCTCTGGATGACCTGAAGCTCCCCGTCGTCCCACATCGTGGGGAGCATGCACGCCCGTACTGAAAGACTCGCCCCTCCACACAGCGTTGTTCCCGTACTAGATCGGGACCAGGCGCAGGATGATCTCCGCCACCACGAAGATGGCGATGGCCGAACCCGCCCCGTAGGCGGCGCTCGCGACGTACATCTTCTTCTCGATCTCGCCGAGGCGCTCCTCGATGCCTTCGATGTCCGATGCCGTGAACGAGGACCGCTCCAGCACCGCGAGGCGCTGCTCCACGTCGCGCATGTCAGAGATGAGACCACCACCGATTCCAGGATAGCCGATCACGGACTGCTCGATCCGCAGGAGGGCACGGGCGTTCGCCTCGGCGTTGGCCACGAGCGTCTCGATGCGCCGGCCCTCATCCTCGGTCCAGGTCATCCTCAGGCCGCCTTCTCCAGCTTGCCAAAGAGATTGTAAACTGTTGCCGCCTGGTTAATCAAGATGATTGGAAAGACTGCCCGATTTGCAGTGGCCGAGGTAGATGCCGGGACGGCTGCGCTGAAGATCGTGCGCATCGTACCTCCACTATCCCTGATCTTGATCGTGACCAAGACGTCATCGTCGCTGTTAGCTCCGGTTGGAACTTCAACAATGATCTCGAACTCAGTTCCACTTGCGAGGGCGGCATCAAAGGTGCTGTCTGTGTACGCAGCATTTCCAGCTTCTGCGGTATTGTATGACTGAATACTTTCGTCCGTTGCATCGACCACTACAGCCACCGTGGCACGATCATCGCGGGTGGTCTCCGTTTGATTGGCAAAAACAGTGGTATCGACATTGTCTGCAGCGAATATGACACCGACTGCAAACTTCTCGTGAGTAGTTGCCAACCTGGTATCTGCATGTTCCTTGTAGATCCCCTTCGCATAGAACTTTGTCCCAAGAGGAACGCCTGCCGAGTTACCCGCTGCCTCTGCCGAGAAGGGACCTGTCAAGAAGAACCTACGAGGAGTTGTTCCAGATGTATGATTGATAGAAATTGCACCGGGCAGTGTCGCGCCACCATTGTTGGATGGATTTGCAGACACCGCAAGAATTGGTCCTTGCCACAAGATGTCACCAGTACCCGGAACCGCGCTGGTATCTTTGTTGGCGTATGACGCCGCAGCAGGTACGGTCGGATTCGGATACGTCCCGCCCAGGTCGCCGCCGGCAGCCTGGCCGTACACGATGGCCTCGCCCGTGGCCGCGCCATCGCTGAGACCCTTGACCTTGACGGCGAAGACGTCGCGGTACTTCAGCGACGTCGTGCCGAGGTCGCGCGTACCCGTGGCGTCGGGCGAGAGGGCCTGCGCAACGGCGTTGATGCCCACGAGGTTGCGGCTGCTGTCGATGACGGCGGTCGCGGCGAAGAGCAGCGAGCCGCTGACGATGTTGAAGCTGTCCCCGCTGGCGAGGTCGAGGCGGTCGTTGGCACCGCGGCTCAGGGCGGCCTGGTTGGCGCCGGCAACGAAGATCAGCGAGCCGGAGACGAGGTTGAACGAGTCGCCAGTGGCGAGGTCCATGCGATCCGCGGCCCCGCGGAAGAGGCGCACGTCCACGGCGCTGGCCCCGCCGGCGCCCATCTCGATGGTGTTGCTGCTGAGCTTGACGATCGGGTTCGCATCGCTCGCGGCGGCGAAGACCTGGACGATGACCCCGTTGACCTCGGCGAACCGCTTCGCGGCGCTGCCGAGGTCGAGGGCGTTGTCGGCGTTCGGCAGCAAGTCGATGGCGAAGTCGCGGTCTGCCTCGAAGACCGTCGTCGCGCCGATCTTGACGGTGCCCGTGACGTCAAGGTCGATGGCGACGGTGAGCGAGTCGTCGGTCTTGAGCACGTTCGCGGCACTGCGGTACAGCGTCACGTCGAGGGTCGTGCCGTCGCCAAGCTGGAGCTTCTTGTTGGCGTTGTCCCAGTTGAGGGCAAGGTTGTTCTGGGAAAGCTGCCCGCTCGCGCCGATGTACGGGACGCTGCCCTCTGCGAAGGAGATGAAGAGGCCGCTGAAGTTCCGCGTCGTGGACCCGAGGGCCAGCGTGTTGTTCGCGTTCGGGATCAGGCTGACGGCCAGGTCGCGGTCGCTCTCGAAGACCGCCGTGTCGCCGATGAGGAACGATCCGCTGACGATGTTGAACGAGTCGCCCGTCGCCAGGTCGAGGCGGTCCGCGGCACCACGGAAGAGCCCCACATCGGCTGCGGCGCCGAACTTGAGCGCGCCCGTGCTGCCATCGGTGGCGATGAGCAGGCTGTCGCCGCTAGCCAGGTCGAGACGGTCCGCGGCGCCGCGAGAGAGCGAGACGTCGTTGTCGGCTGCGCCCGTGCCACCGAAGGAGAGGGCGTTCGCCGAGCGGATGCGCACCTGACCCGCGATGTCGATGGTGAACTGCGGGGTCGCTGTGCCGATGCCGAGGCGGTTGTTCGTGTTGTCCCAGAAGAGGTTGGCGTTGTCCTCCGTGGCACTGCCCGTCGCGCCCGCGAAGAAGATGCTCCCGGCAGTTCCCGTGAGCGTGATGTTGCCGAGGTCGTCCGTGAGCGTCGCGCCGGCGTCGTCCGTGACTTGGATCTTGTTCGAGCGGAACCACAGGCGCTTGATGTTGGCGCCGTCCTTGAAGCGCAGGTAGGGCTGCGTCTGCTCCAGGAGCGCGTAGCCGCCCACGAGGCCGGGGTCGCTGCCGTCCGCGACGACCTTCTCGACGTTGAGCGTTGCGTCGATGCCGACGTCGTCCACGCGGAAATCCACGACCGACGTGACGCCGCTGCCGTCGGTGACGAACTCGTAGAGCTTGAACGACTCGCCCGACGGGCCAGCGCCAGTCTGGTCCACGAAGAGCGTGCCGTCGGACTTCAGGAAGAGGTGGTTCGTGTCGCTGGGTTGGAGCGCCGCGACCACGCTGGCATCGGTCGCCACGCCGACGCGGCGGCCCCCGATGATGGCGACACCGGTGTCGATCGTGACGTTGAGCGACACGGCGGAGTGCGTCTCGGCGTAGCCAGAGACCCACCGGTTCCGGAAGCTGGCCAGGTCGTCGAGGTGCCTAGCCATGTCCGACGAACTGATGGTCGTCGCAGTCAACGGGTGCGGTGTGAACGCCATCGCCGTCTCGCCAGTCCGGCTATCGCGACGGCAGGCCTAAAGGTCCTTCGCTTTGAAGCCGCCTAGGAGCCCCACACGTCGCCGGCGGTGTCCCACATGCCAGAGTCCCACTCGGCGCCGCCCTGGACCTTGATCTCGCCGAGGACGCCCGCAGCGGCAAGCTGGTTCACGACCTCCTCGATGTCGGCGAGGGCCTGCGTGATCTCGGCGTCCGTGAAGCCCTGGCTTGTGAGCCGCTCGACGGGGAATTGGAGGTAGAAGTAGGCCCGCCGGAAGTTCCCCGTGTCGAAGTCCTCGTTCTCCACGATGGTCACGTCGCCAAGCTCGCCGTCGATCATGCCCTCGACGACTTCCATGATCGCGTTGGGGTGCGTCCCAGCGACCTTGCGCGCGAGGGCGCCCTTGACGCGCAGCCGGTAGCTGGCGAGGCTCTCGTCCGGCCGCGGCGCGACGTCGATCCACTGGCGCTGCCATAGCTCGATGATCTCGACGTCGGTCATCGTGAGCAGCATGCTCTCGGTGCGCAACGTCGCGAGGTCGTCCTCGATGCCTTCCCAGTAGCCCTGGCGGAAGATGTCGGCGAGCTTCTCGTTGTTCCCACCGGAGCGCTTGTAGTACGCCGTCGTCAGCCGCCGCAGGAGGTGGGCCGTCGTGAGGCCCATCCCTACACCCCGCTCGCCAGAACCAAGGTCACGTCCACGTCGGCGGCGATGTCCTCGATCTTGGCCTTCTCGCCCACGGCGATGCCGATGTCGCCCGTGGTGGCAACGGGCGGGTCCACGGTGTCGAGCTTGAGGCTCGTGATGTTCACGAGGCCCGTCAGCGACAGGACGCGCGTGATGAGCTTGTTCCGGATGACGTCGAAGTCCACGGCGAGGCCTGGATGGCTGGTCCCACCCGTGTCGAGGCCGCCGATGTAGTCCACGATCTCGTCGCGGATCGTGTCCTCGTCGCCGGAGAAGTCGTCGGTCTTCGTGATGGTGATGTCGATGTAGATCGGGACGATGGTCGGCCGCTCGAAGCGCACCGTCTGGTCGGCGTTGTTGCGGTCCTTGGCCGTGCCGGAGTCCACGCCGTCCAGCGTGGTGCCAGTGCTGTGCGACTCCCATAGCTCCTGGGCGATGGCATCGGCGTCGCCCCCATCGACGTAGATGCGCGCGCCGTGGGGCGGGATGCCTCCGAGGACCTCGGAGTTGAGGTTCTCGACGTTGGCGTCGAGGGCCCACGTCCCGTCGTTGTTCTTCACCTGGTCGGCCGTTCCACCGGTGCCACCATCGAAGGTGCCGCTGCCACTAGTGCGCTCGAAGACGAGCCAGTAGGTGCCGGCCGGAAGGTAGGCGCCGTTGTCGAACGTGACCGTCGAGAGGTTCGTGCCATCGAAGTCGAAGTTCGTCTTCTCGAAGTAGGCGTTGGCCAGCGCCCCGGAGGGGCTGCCTGCGGTATCGGTCTCGATGCGTACCTTGCAGATGAGGGAGGTGTCCGACGCGAGCTTCGCGTTGGCGTGCTGGACGAAGCGCTCCTCGGTGGTGACGAACTTCTGGGCAATCTTCGTGGTCGTCCCATCGATGGTCTCCGAGGCCGTGCCGGTCTGGTTGCTGTCGAAGACCTTGTTGATCGTGCTGCCGGTGTCGTCGGTGTTCTCCTGGCCACTGACGCTCTCGACGCCATCCACGCCGTCGTCCACGGCCGCGATGAGGCCATCGAGGCTGCACTCCGGGTTGGCGTGGAGGCGGTTGCGGACGCGCGTGCGGTAGAGGGCGATGGTCTCCTCGTCCTGGCCACCGTCGAAGGCGTCCTGGTTGCCGAACTCCCCGACGTTCGTGGCCCAGCGCTCGCCGATGGTGGCGCCGCCTGGGAACGAGACGTCGTCGATCGAGTCGGGGTCGATGTTGCCAGCCGCGCCAGCCACCTGCGCACGCACGCTAGCGATGCCCCCGCGGATCACCTCGATGTTGAGGTTCTCGACGTTCGAGGAGTTCGACCACGCGCCCGAGGCGAACTTCTTGACCTGGTTGGCTGTGCCGCCCGTCCCGCCATCGAAGGTGCCGGACCCGGCGGTGCGCGTGAAGACGATCCAGTAGATGCCATCGTCGATGAAGGCCCCGTTGGTGAAGACCTCGGTCGCGAAGCTCCCGGACGTCGGCGACCAGCCGGTGCGCTCCAGGTTGGCGTGGGCCAGCGTGCCGCTCGGCTCGCCGCCGACGTCCGTCTCGATCCGCACCGTGAGCGTGATCGTGCCCGTGACCTTGACGCCGAAGGCCTGGAGGAACTCGCGCGCCGCGGTCGTGAACTTCTGCGCGATGCGCGTCGTCGTGCCGTCGATGGTCTCCGAGGACGAGGCCGTCTCGTTGATGTCGAGGGCCTTCGTCGGCAGGTCCACGTCGTCGATCAGGTCGTAGCTGCGATCCGCGGTGTCGATGAAGGTGAGCGTGCCCGACGCGAAGTACGGGTCCGGCGACGACTGGACGGTCTTGAAGCTGATCCCGACGTCGCCCGTGGCGCGCGCCGCGGCTTTCCGCGGGAACATGAAGGAGATGTCCCACGGATTCCGCGAGTCGGCCCAGCGGCCCTCGCGGACGATGTCGTCCATGTCGTTCTCGACCTCGGCCAGGGGCATGGCGCCCCAGGCCTGGAGCCACTTCAAGGCAGGGCTGCCATCGGTGAGATCGAAGTTCGGACCGAGCTTGGCGCGCAGCGCGTCCTTGATCGCCTGGAGGATGTCCGTGACGCCGCGCTTGACCCAGAATCCGCTCGCGTCAAAGGGCATGAGGGGCTCACTTGTTCTTGGCCATGATCTTGTAGATGTTCTCCTTGTTCCGGACGCGGCCGATGCACTCGCGGATCTTCTTGCGGTGGGCGTTGCTGTCCTCGATGGCCTCGGTGATGCGCTTGTTCCAGCCCTCGCGCACCTCCTCGACCTTCTTGGCGTGCGCCTCGATGGCTGCCTTCACGCGGCGCCGCTGCTCATCCACGACCTGCTGCGGGACGACGCCCTCCATGGCGACGGCGTCCTCAAGCTCGGCTTCAAGACGCTCGCGCTCGCCGTCGAGTTTGGTCATCTCCACGTTGCCGGCGTCGCGCATGGCGTTGAGGAGTTCAATCTTCTGAACGTTCTCGACGTTGAGCCGGCCGAGCAGCGCCTTCTCCTCTTCGAGGAGGGCAGCGACGCCGTCGGGAGTCAGGGACTTCGAGGCGGTCTCAGGGGCCGCCTTGGGAGGCTCTTGGGTTGCTTCCATGGAATCACGCTCAGGCGACAAATCCGAGGTCGCGCAGGACCGTGCGGATCGCGTTGATCTGGTCGGCGAGGTCGCTCAGGTTCCGCTCGATGGCCGGCAGCGTGTTCGCCACCAGGTCGTCGCGCAGCGCATCGGCGTCTGCCGGTGTGTCCGCCGGGTCGGGCACGTTCTCGATGGTGTTGTCGGGTGTCTGGCCGGTGCTGTCCGTGAGGGCCCCGAAATCGGAGCGCTGGATGACGGGGGCGGCATTGAAGAACCCGAGCTTCTGGCCGGTCGCCGTACCGATCTTCGTGCCGGTGGACGTGCCGACGACGATGTTGCGGCCGTTGGCCATGGTGAGGGTGTTGTCGAAGGTCCACGCGCCCGTGATCGTCTCGTTGTCCGCCGCGTTGAGACCAGTACCGCCCGAGAGGAGGTACGTCTCGATCGCGATGATCGCGTCGCTCATCTTCATGAGCGCGTCGGAGTCCATCACCACGCGGACGTCGTCGCCGATCGCGTGGTCGGCCTGCGCCGTGTTGTCGTGCGCGCGGGCCCCGATCGTGCAGACAGCCCCCGTGCGCGAGGAGACGAAGATGTCCTCGTCACCGATGCGCACGGCGAAGTTGTCGGCTGGCCACGTCGTCCCCGTTGAGGCGCTCGCGACGGTGAACGTCGTCGAACCGCTGGTGATCGCCGTCGTCAACTCGCTGATCCCGAGGAAGTTGACCTTGTGGAGGCCCGAGGCGCCATAGGCGTCCGCCGACCCTGGAAAGTTCGAGGACATGGACACCTCAGACGCTCAACGCTTCGACGAGGGTGAACGTCCTACCGTCCTTCAAAAGGACATCGAAACTGACTGTGACGACGCGGTTGGCGCGGTCCGTGTCGTTGCCGAAGACCGTCTCGACGTTCTGGACGTCGGAGACACGCAGATCGGCGAGCACCACGCGGCGAACCTGGCCAGCGATGAAGTCCTGGTCGAGCTTGCCCACCATCTGGCGCACCGGAAGCCCGACCTCCGGGGCGAAGGGGTCCTCGCCGCGCCGCGTCTGGAGACGGAGGCGGATCGCCTGGGCGACGGCCTCGACGTCCTCGACGATGGCGAAGCCGGTCGGAACCTCGGGCCCGAGCGAGACGTCGAGGACACTCTCGCCGAGGGCGCCCTCGCCCACGGCGCCCAGCACGTCGCTCAGCGGCGGGCCGCGGAAGAAGTCGAAGACGGCGTCGCCGTCCTTGTCCACCTCGAAGCACTCGCCGTAGGTCGTTCCAGCCATGGATTCTCAGTCTCCGATAAATACGACGGCCGACCCGCCCGTGATGGCGCCGGCCCCCGCGACCGCGTCACCCGTGCGCGCGGCCGCCTTGAAGTCCACAACGTCGTCGGCGACGCCTCCGACGTAGAACTTGGCGCACTTCAGCACGACGTCGCCGTTGCTCTTGAACATCAGGAAGCTTCCCGTGAGCGTATCGAAGATGCCTCCGTCGTCGGGCCCGAGCTTGTCGGCCTGCTCCGACGTCGCCGCAGCGTCGAAGATGGTGGGGGTCGCGTCCTCGGAGAGCATCGCGCCGGGGATGAACACGCAGCCGCGCCCCGTGTGGCACAAGGTCGTGATGGCCTTCGTGACGAGGGCCGTGGCATAGCTGCCGCGGCTGTCGGTGCCCGAGAAGACGAGCGCGCCAACCTCGCCAGCGGCGAGGGGCGTGATGACGCGGAACCTCCCGCCGGCGCGCAGGATCGGCACGTCCTCGATGGCGAGCGCGGAGGGGAAGTTCTTCAGGCGGACGTTCACGCGCTGCCGCGCCGCATCGTAGCTCTGGACGACGGCCGGCTCCGTCGTGCGCAGGCCGTCGCAGGCGCGCCGGATCGCGGCGCGGAAGTTCAGCGCGTCTGCGGCGCGGTTCTGCACGTCGCCGTGGCGCTGGCCGAGGAAGCCCTTGAAGCCCCTCATTCGATGTCCTCCGTGAAGGGCCCCGTGAGGTGGGAACTCCAGTGGTCGCCGACCTGGCTGCGAAGCTCCGCGACGAGCATCCTGCCCTGCGGGACGCGGTTCCGGTTGACGGTGATGCGTAGCCCCACGGCGTAGCGCGGATCGAAGGCCCCGTCGATGTCGAAGCCGAGCGTCGCCATCTGCTCCTCAAGCTCGCCGACCGAGATCACGTCGCCGAGGCCCTGGAATCCCTCGGGCTCGCCGCGCACGATCATGGGCGAGGCGTGCGTGATGGTGTCGCCCTCCTCGCCGATGTCGATCTCGATCTCCTCGCCGGGGTCGTGCTCGTTGACGATGACGTAGGTGAACGGAGCCTCGTCGGAGATGACGAGCGTGTGTTCGAGCCCCGTCGCGGTAGTAAGCTCGCTGACGAGGAGTTCGATCTCGCGCCGGACCGGCTGCGTCGCGGTGTACGGCGGCTTGAGCCGCACGCGGTCTTTGTTCCCAGGGATGTCGGGATCGTCGCCCGTCGCGCTCCGCGGCAGGATGGCCGTCCCGCCGACAGCCTGCGCCAGGAGGCGGATCGCCTCGCCGATCGTCGTGGTCTCGGCACGGACGTGGACTGGGAAGACACCGTCTTCCGATCTTGACGCGGCGCTCGAAGCCTCGATGTGGAGGATGTTCGATCCCCCCTCGCCGACGTTGTACGCGAGGTCGAGTATCCCCGCGAAGATCGGGCGCACCGTTGGGGGACTGCGCTCGTCGGCGGAGATGGCATCCTCGTAGCCGGCGTGGAGTTCGACGATGCCGCCGCCGCGGAGGTTCCACACAAGCTCCGGGTCGATGTTCGAGATGTCGGCGACGAGGCTCTTGACAAAGCCGTCACGGGACGCTGCTTGATCGACGACGGCCTGGAAGCTGAGCGCGGGCCAGTTGAAGACGTAGGCAATCTCGGCGTCGAGCGGCGGGACGTCGAAGCCGCGCGTCGAGGTAGATTGGAACGCCCGCTGGATCTTGAGGATCGCCACCGGCTGGAAGAACCTTGTCAGAGCGGCACCACCCGACCGAGCATGATGGCGACGAAGTGCGTGTCGCCGAAGTTCGCTGGCGACAGCGCCGCGTTCTCGCCCGTCGTGTCGAGGATGGCGATCCTCGCGTCCGGCATCTCTGGATTCTTGAGACTGAAGTTCCTGATCGGGTCGGTGAACTCGCCGGTCTCGGGCCAGCGCTGGAGGAGAACGCGATTGTCGTCGCGCACGATCTTCATCGAGTAGTAGCCGTGAAGGCCGTTCCACGAGAACAGGAATTGATAGCTCGTGCCGGCGATGCGGACGATCGCAGCGAAGTCGGTGGACCGCCGCACGATCTTGACCGCCGGGATAACGCGGGCACTCCCCTTCACGACGAAGCCGTAAGCCATCTCACTTGCACTCCCCGTATTCGGTATGCGGAAGTGCGGCAGTCAGCGCCTCTGGCAACGAGAAGAACGTCTCGCCCGCAAACCTCACGGCCGTCACGAGCGCCTGGTCGATTTGGCTGTTAATGGCGTCCCCGCCGATGAAGAAGGGGCCGGCTGCCGCCCCTGCGGCCTCGAAGACGGGGGCAAGATCTTTCAGACCGGCAAATCCGAAGAGGTGGTCGGTGACGAGCATGGACGTGTCCGCGACGAAGCCAGTTTCCAGGCGCGAGCAGTCGTGCGGGCCCGTGCCTGGCATGGCCCCACGAAGCTGTTCGAGTTGCTCTGGCGTGATGAATGGGCCAAAGGTGGGATCAACACCAGGATCGGTGGCCGCGCGTGGCACGACTACCGTGCCAAGCTCGACGCCCCCATCGCCGGCGAAGCCGAGGGCGCGCACCTCGACGGTGGCCACGGCGTACTCGTCGTACTTGCCGTCATCAGCGAGACGGACGTTCACCACGACGCCAGTCATCGCGACGTAGCGCGTCGTGACCTCCACGAGGCGCCCCTTCAACTGGCGCAGGCGGTGGAACTGGCCACGCACGGGATCGGACTGGAAGAAGTCGTTCCGGCCCGATCCGGACGTGGTGATCTTGGCCAACTGGACGTCGAGGCGCAGCGTGGGTGGGAGGGCGCGGCCGAACTCGCCACTCGGGAACTGGGCAACGGCTCCCTGGACCGGACGGTCACTGATCTCCAGAGGGTCCTCGAAGTCGGATTGCTTCCACAGGTCGAAGGTGTGGATGGCGTCCGTCTCGCGGTCCGCGAAGAACACCTTGGGACTAGCCACTGGCCACCACCACCCGGCTGCGCCGGTTCAGCCCGAAGGCGTGCGACGCTGCGACGTCGCGCACTGTGCGCGAGGCCACGTCGCCGCCCTCGTTGAGGTTGATGCTCGTGTAGAGGTTCGTCTGCGCCGCGGGCGCAGCCGCAGCGGCAGCGCCGGCCTCGGGCGCTGGCGTGCCGGCGATGCCCGCGTTGAACGTGTCGAGGCCGCCGATGATCTGGTCGAGACCCGCGTTGATGGAGCCGACGATGTCCACGCCGATGATGTCGCCGACGATCTTGAGCCCGAACTTGATGGCGTCGAGCAGGAGCGAGAACGCCTTGTTCAGGAGGTTGGCGCCGGTCTCGATGATCTTCATGATGATGGCGAGGGTCTTGAACGCGATGCCCGCGAGGCCGCCTGCCTTGCCTGCGTCCGCGAGCGCGCGGCCGAGGCTGGCGAACATCGGGCCCAGGAGCGCGAGGAGCCCCACTGCGAGGCCGATGGGCCCGGCCATGAGGGCGAAGCGGCCGAGCGAGGAGGTGGCGAGGCGCCCGGCGATGCCAGCACCGCCAGGCACGAGGGCGCCAAGGAGGCCGCCACCGAGCCCCGCGAGCCGCCCGGCGGGCTGTGCGAGGCCTCCGGCCGCCCCTCCAGCGAGGAGGGCGCGGTCGAGCGCGGAGAAGCCCAGGGCCGTGCGGCCAAGACCGCCAGCCCCCACGGCGAGCCTGCCGGCACGGAAGCCGCCCGCCACTCCACCGAGGCCGGCGAAGCCCAGGAGGCCGCTCGCTCCGCCCATCGTGGCGATGAGGCCTCTGAGGGACCGGATCGTGACGGCCAGCGTGCCGAACGCGAAGGCGGCCGCAAGGGCGCGGTTCCGCTCCAGCGCGTCCGCCAGGCCCGTCAGGAGGCCCGTGAGCGTCACGAGGAGCGGCTTCAGGGTCCCGCCGGCCGCGATGGCGAAGCGCTGCACGGACGCCTTGAGCGCGTTCCAGCGCTCCGCCGTCGTGTCGAGGACGATCGCGGCCTGGTTGTTCAACTCGCTGGAGTCCTTCGTGGCCTCGCTGGCGGTTTCGAGCAAGCGCGGCAGGATCTCGACCTGCGCCGTGAGCGCGGTGGCCTGCCGGATGTAGCGGACCTGGTCGATGCCGAGGCGGCGGAACTCCTGGGCCAGGTTGCCCCCGGATGCCTCGACGCGGCGGAAGTGCTGCGCGAGACGGAGCAGAAGCTCGAAGGGGCGATCGCGGCGCAGGTCTTCGAGCTTCTCGACGGGCTCGCCGATCGCCTCTGCGATGGCGCGCGCCCGCTCGGGGATGTCGCTGCCGAAGAGCGTCTGGATGAAGCTCGTCGAGACCTCGCGGGTGCTCTCGTCGAGGTCGGCGAAGGCGCCGGCGAGCGCGATGACCTCGGCACGCGAGAAACGGGAAGCAAGGCCGATGGTGGCGAACTTGCGGAGGAAGTCCTCAAGGCCGCGCGTTCCAGCGGCCGTCTGCTGGCCGACGCGCAGGATGGCGTTGGCCGTGCCCTCGGCGCCCTGCGTGAGGTTGTCCTCGAAGCTCTCGCCCGCGCGCGTCGTGAGGCGCGTGAGACGGAAGATGGTCTTGGCGGCCTCGTCGGCCGGGACGCCGCCGATCAGGCCAAGCTGGATCGCGGCGCGGGCCAGCGAGTCGGCGGAAGCGTCGGTCGAGATGCCGAGTTCCTGGATGCTGCGGATCAGCACCGCCATGTCCTGCGGGCTGCGGGCGAAGCGGCGGCTCAGCGTCAACGCCTCGGCCGAGAGCGTCTTGAACCGGTCGGCGGCTCCCTCCGCGCCGTCGGCGATGGCGCCCAGCGTGATCTCGCGCTCGAAGCTCGCGAAGGCGGAGCCCATCGCGGCCGTGAAGACGCCCGCCGTGACGGCCGTGATCGCAAGCTGGGTCTGGAGCGCGAAGAGGGAACGGTCCGCGTTGCCGACGCCGCGCGTGAAGAGGCTGACGCCTGCGCCGCTGCGACGGAGGTCGCGCGTGAGGCCCCCATCGTCAAGTCTCAATGCAAGCACTAATGTCCTCAATGCTCCAGCGCCAGCGAAGATGACCATCAGGATTCCTCCGAGAAACAAAGAGAAATCCTCTCAGCAAGCACCTTCTTCCTATCGAGGAAATAATTGCATCCGTTATACAACAATGAAGCCACAATTGAAGCGCCTTTGTTGCCATAAGTGGCCCTGTTGCTCCCGTCCTTGTAGCTTCCAACGTGCGCTCTCAATCCAGTATTTTCCCCTACGAACCTCTCAAACGCCATAACAGCACTCAAGTTTCCTGTGAATTGAGCCCCCCATGAATCATAGACGTAGATCGTGTCCTTGTATCGGCTGCACTTCGGATAGTTCGTGAGGGTTCCATCGGCATCGAACGCCCCGCGCCAGTAGTGACGGAGCAAGTCCTCCCGGACATCCGGAACCGCCCTCTTCGGTTTCAGGCACGCGACACCAAGACGCTGCAACGCAGCGAACATCGTCTTGCTCCGCACCTCCATTATGGCATAGGGGTCGCCGTAGTTGTACGATCTGATCGACATGTCGCTCTTCAGCGCGGCACGGAACTTCTCGATGTGACTCCTGTCTCTCTCCTGCAACCCCAGCTTGATCGAGCCGGCAGGCGTGATGTACCCGTCGGCCACGACGAAGCCAAGCCAGTACGCCTTCTCCTCCGTGTCGATGGAGTCGAAGAAGTGCTCGTCGAGATCGTACCTTCGTGACGCCTGTTCCGCCGTGCGCATGGAGATTCCGTGTCTCCTGATCGCGCCCTCGGCTGCGCACTTTGAAGCCCCGACGAGGGCACCAGCCCTCGCGGCCCCGAAACCCCCAAGGTAGGCACCGCAGATGGCCAGTTGCCTCTCCTCGGAGAGCGCGGCGACCATCGTCTCAGAACCGGATCTCGAAGCCGCCGTCGATCGTCGGCCTGTAGCCGGGCTTCTCGCTGGCCGTGCCCTTCGCGGCGAGGTGGCGTTGCAGTTCGGTCATGCGCGGTGTGACCTCCTTCAGGAGTTCGGGGTGTTGGAACTTCCCGCCGAAGCCGCTGGCGACGGCGTAGGTGGTGTCGATGAACCGTTCGGCGCGCTCTCGTCCGTGACGGATGCGGAGCCAGAGGTAGGCGTCGGCGAGCCAGCGCGGGCGGACTCGCGCTCGTCGTGCAACTTCCTCCGGATCGAGCCGGTAGGCGGCAGCGACTTCGTGTACGATTTGATCGCCCGATGGACTGCCTCCTTGGACACCGTCTTGCGGAGGAGGCGTTGCGTAAAATCCGCGTCGATCCCCAGCTTCAACTGAAGCTCGATGGTGAGGAAGCCGCGGAACGCGGTCGTGGTGTCCTCGAAGCAGAAGGGACGCTTCGGCCGCGGGCCGCGCTTGTCCTCGGCGGCCTTCTGCCACGCAGCCTCGGCTGCCTCCCACGCGCGCACGTCCGCGTCCTTGGCCTCCTCGTGGACGTAGCTGCGCGCGATCTCGCGCGGCTCCACGACGCACGCGCGCCAGAGTCGGAGCGTCGCAAGCTCCTTCTCCTTCGGATCGGCGAGTTCGAGGGCGACGGCCTGGGAACTCACGCCTGGATCGCGCACCTTGACCACGATGGCCACTTGCTGCCCGTCGCGATGGCGCCCCGTCGGGACGAGGACCTCGTCGATCTCGTCGTCGTGGATGAAGGCGTCATCGAGCGTGCCGACAAGGGGCTCGTTGCTCTCGACGAACAGCGCCTCGACGGCGCGAAGCTCCTCCTCCGTGGGAGGTGGCTGGACCTGGGAGGCAGGTGAGTCGGCCATGGATCGAGGCTAGGACGGCGCCGCCCCATCAAGGAGACGAAATCGGCGCCGCTCAGCCAATAACCTCGATGACGGGATCAATACCGAGCACGTCGAATGTGACGTCGCCGGCCTCGCTGGTGCCGGCCATGCCCTCGCCGGGGGCCAGGACGCACCGCTTCGCGCCGATACGCTTCGGGTAGTTCGGCGGGTAGGTGCCGATGTTGCGCGCCAGCACGGCGTAGATCGGGACCTCGCGCATCTCCTTGGCGGCATCGTAGAGCTTCTTCAGGTGCGTCGAGGAACTCTTGACGGTGATCTGGAAGCGGACGCCGTTGGCGCCCTTCTGCGTGTTGAAGCCGTACCACACGCCACCGGGCCCCTCGATCGGGGAAGGCTCGCCGTTCGGTTTCCACCCGCGAAGCTTGTCCCCGGGCTCGCTGACGATCTCCTCTGCCACGAGAAGGTCCCAGTCGCTTGGTTCCCAGTTGGACATGATGAGACCTCAGAGATCCTCAGATGGACACGTTGGCGACGATCTTCACGAGATGGACCTGGCCGGGCAGGCGGTAGGTGTATTCGACGCCCGTCACCACGCGGTTCGCGCGGTCGGTGGCGTCCACCTCCTCGACGTTGGGCACGATGACCACCGGCGCTGGCTCGGGCGCGATGAGACCCTGGCCGAGCAAGCTGCTGAGCGAGTTCTCGATCACGCCGCGGATGATCTCCATGCCACCCTGCGTGAAGGGGATGGCGACGCTGCTGCGCCGGCGCGCGTTGATGAGGTCGCCCTCGACGCGCACGTTCACGGCGCGGATGTTGCGCGTGGTGCTCCAGAACTTCTGGAAGTCGGTGTAGGGCGTGCGGCTGCGGTCGTTCGTGACCTCGAAGGCGCCGAACTCGTTCTTGATGACGGCGTTGACGCCCGCGGCGTGCCAGGTGCCGGCGGCGGGGCTCTCCTCGGCGCCGAAGTCATCTTCGAGGTACGAGTCGTCGTAGGTGACGCCCTCGGGCGCTGGCTGCATCTTGGACGTGCCGTTGGCCACGTCGGCCACGCGGTCGCCCGCCCACGCGGACGTGAGGTCGTCGCCGCTGGCGTAGAACGCCGCCAGCAGGTTGAGGCGCGGCTTAGTGCCGATGTCGGCCACGTCGAAGATCGAGTTCGCCGTGGCGTCCCCGACATCGGTGACGGCCACGCCGTCCGCGAGGCCGCCGCAGACCAGCTTGAAGCGGTCCTCGGCCTCGGTGAGGAACTTGTCGTAGATGCCGAAGTTCTGCGCCGTGAATTGGAAGCCCGCGGGCGCGAGGATCTCGTAGTCCTCCAGGGCGAGCACGTTGAACGCGGCCTGCCAGTCGTGGCTCTTGTAGGTGACGACGAAGCCCGCGCCGGCCCCCGTGGTCGCCGTACCCAGCTTGAACGCTCCCGTCTTCGGGTTGATGAAGACCTCGGCTGCGGCGGGCGCTGGCGAGACGGTCGCGGGGTCCTTCGACGTGAACTTCACGCCGGCCAGGATGTTCGAGCCATCGCGCGACGCGGCCGTGATCTCGGTGAGCGGGAGGTTGGCCGCAGTGAGCGTGCCGGTCGTGATGGCGCCACCCGTGCCGAACGTCTCCGTGAACGGCGAGCCCGCGAGGTCGTCAGCGGCGACCTCGAAGATGGGGCGCGCACCCGAGTTGATGGCGGCCTTCGCGCCGAGGGCGAGCTTCGATCCCACGCCGAAGAACTCCTCGGCGTCGGCCACGCGGATCACGCGCTTGACGACGTTGGCCGACTCGGAACCGCCCAGGGCCTCCAAGGGGGCCACGAGGGCAAGGATGCGCGCGCCGCGGCGCCCGCTGCCCTTGGCATCCAGGTTGGTCGTCGTGATGACGAAGTCCACGGCCGCCAAAGCTGTCCGCTCCGGTGGCGAAAGGCTTCACCGAGGTACTTGAAGTCGGCGATTTGCTTCTGGCGGGCTCAGACGGTCGCTTCCGGCGCCGCCACGATGCGGCCGACAGCTTCGGCTTCCAGGATCACGACGCGCTGGTGCTGGTGGACGAGGACGTCGATGGCGGCCCGCATGAAGGACTCGGCCTGGTCCGTGGGGATCGTGCCGATGCTCGCCGCGGCGCCGATCTTGGCCGTGTTGCCGCTGTCGAGAGCTTGCCCCTGCACGCGCGCCAGCGCGCCCAGGACGGCCTGGGAAAGCTGCTCGGCGAGCCTGGACTTGGGGTAGAACACGGTCGCGCCGCGCGCGCCGGGCGCGAGCGGGCCGCACCAGACGAACAGGCGCAGGGTGTGGCGGACCTGGTTCGCGTTCGTCACCTGGTAAAGCTTGTGCTTGTAGGAAACGGTGAACGTCGTGCCGGCGTCCGGCGCCGCCCCGGTGAACTCGATGGCGCTGCCCGTCGTGTAGCCCTCAAGCTCGACGATCTGGTAGTTCGAGGACGCGAGGGTGACGTAGCTGCCGCCCACGGAGGCCTCGACGGCCACGATGCTGCTCACGTCCTTCTGCGAGAGCGGGTAGATCGTCGGCGTCGCGCCCTCGGGCGTGACGGGCTCGCCGAGCGCGGCCTCGCCCACCGCGCCATCGCCTGGCGTCGCGCCCGCGTAGAGCCGGTCCGTCTGATCGACCAGCTTGACCTTGGCCTCGAAGAACTCGTTGAACTGGGAGATCCGCGGCTGCGGAAGCCGCTGGACCGTGATGTACGGGTACGCGGGGCGCGCGACGTCCTCCTCGGCATCGAAGGCCTTCACACCGCTGCCATCGTCGCCGATGACGTCGCCGTTGGCGATGGTGAACGTCTCCGGGAGGAGCTTGACGAGGCCGGCGACGATGTCGATGACCTCCTCGCTCATGCAACCTCCAGGACGGAGCCGTCGCCGCCCCACACGCGCACGACGGCGCGCTCGGCGTCGGACTGGAGGACGAAGAGCCCGAGGGGCTCCTTGCCGCGCATCACAGCCCAGTAGCTCACGAGAGGAGCACCCCCCGGACGCCGAAAAGGATGCCGCTTTCCATCTTCGCCAGGATCTCGTCGCCTTGACCGTCGGCCGCGGCGCTCGCCCACGGGCGCGGCGGGATGTCCATGGCGGTGCCGCGGCGCCCCGTCATGCCGAAGATGGGGTCGCTGCCCTGGCCGCTGTGGCGCGGCAGGTTCTCGCCGGAGAGGACGCCGAACTCGTGTGCCATCGCGACCTCGCCCACGGTGAGCCCTGTCGCCGAGTCCGGGTGCGGCTCGTCGAACCACCCGATGAGGCGTTGCTCGTGGGGGCGCTCGACCGGCGGGATCTCGGCGCTGCCGATCCGGATGTCGATGCGATCCGAGAGCGATCCCGTGCGGCCCTGCATGATGCGGTTGTGGCCCTTCCAGCGGATCGTGAGGTCGCTGTTCGGCCCCCACGGGTCGTCGCCGCCCTGCGTCGCGAAGATCTTCTCCATCTCGCGCTTGAGCGCCGCAGCGCCCATCTCGACGGCAGCGACCTTGAGGAACGGCAGCACCGCGAGGAGGCGCGGCGTGTTGTCGAAGTCCAGGATCGTGATGTTGCGCCCGCGCCGGATCGTCGCGCGGGGTGGCATCAGGATGCCCTCCGGCGCAGGACGTACTCCTTCCGGTTCGGGGTGCTGACGTGGGTGTAGAGGACGTCGTGACGCTGCACGCCGATGACCTGGAAGGCGTCGAAGACCGTGTTCGTGCTGTCCAGGTAGATGTTGACGTTGTCCCCGATGGCCAGCGTGGTCTCCGTCCACAGGAGCGCGTCGCCGCGCTCGGCGATGCCCGAGCGCTCGCGGACGTTGAGTTCCTCGGGATCGAAGGAGACGTGGCCGGAGATCACCGTCACGACGGTCGTCGGAGCGACGACAGCGCCCGTGGCCTGATCCACGGTCATCTTGGTGACGGCGACGCGCTCGATCTTGTGGACGAAGTCGAAAAAGTCCCACGGATCGGAGGACGGCACCGCCTCACCGCCCGAGGGTGATCGCGGTATCGATCTCTCCATCAAGCACGAAGGCCCCGTCTCCCGGTAGCTGCCGCGTGACCCTGAGCCGCGGGCGCTTGAGCGGGCCGTGGCGCTTGCAGTACGTCGCGATGTCGATCCGCGCCTCGTCGAAGTAGTCGGAGATGCTCGTGCGGACGCTCGTGCTGGAGTAGCCGACTTCGACGGGGCCTTCCTTCACGCGGATGATCTGGCCTCCCGTCGCGAGGGAGTCGCGTTGGAAGATGAGCCCGCGCGACCACTTGATGATCCCGTTGCGCACGAGGGGCGGGATCTCGGTGAAGCCGTCCACGTCGATGCCGCAGGCGTCCAGGAGGCCTTCGATCTGGTCGGTGGCCTCGACGATGATGTCCTCGATCTCGGGGTCGGTGAGGTTCGTGACAATGCCGCGCTCGACCTCGGCGACGGTCACGACGTCCACGTTGAAGACGAGGACGCCGGCCTCGGCGACGTTGAAGTTCTCCGAGTTCTCGATGAAGCTGTCGTTCTTCTTGACGCGCCACGTCACCTTCCATAGGCGCGTGGTGGAGGATGTCGTGACCTCCGCGTCGTCGGGGGCCTTGATCTTCTGGGCCATCCGGCCGCCGCCGTTGTGGAAGAGGCCGATGTTCGGCGTGCCGATGACCACGGTGAGGCCTGTCGCGGTCGCTGTGGCGTTGGCCGACATCGTGGCCTGGGTGGCGCTCACGACGGCGGAGATCGTCGTGCCCCCGGGGATGCCGGCGCCGACCACGGCCTTGCCGACGTCGGAGCCTGCGACGAAGGCCGCCGTGGCGCTCGTCAGCGTTGGCGACCCGTTGTTCGTGACACCGTCGGTGACGGTGCGCTTCGAGGCGTTTCCGACGTACTTCGCGTGGGTGTCGTCGTAGATGTCATCATCGTCGTCGGGATCGAGCGCGATCGTCTCCCAGTCTGCCGTGACATCGTTGTCGTCCGGGTCGAAGATCCTGACGAGGTCGATGTAGGCGAAGGCGTCGGTGTCGGGCGCGAGGAGGCTCGACCCGCTCTTGAGCGCCGTCTTGAGGAAGTCGATGCGGCCCCTCGGGATGATGAAGGCGTTGGCGGGGACGTTGTCAACGAAGGGCTCTGAAACCATCGCCTTCTCCCGTCGCTCTACGTCGGCGGTCCAACATAAGCCATCCGGAAACGACTCAGTCCTCAAATACGAGGGCGGGCTCGACGGGAGCTTGCTGCACCTCGACGTCGTCCTCGTCCTGCTGGGTCACGAAGTTCGTCTCGATCCACGGCACCACGTCGGGGTCGCTGTGCGTAAGCTCGGCCGTGACGTAGAACCCGTCGGCGCTGAGCGGGACGTCGAGCACGAGCGTCCATCCGACAGCCGCGATGTAGCTGGCGGCGTGGCTCACCGGCGTAGCCCCCCAGGTCGTGAGATCGGACTGGAGGTACTCGACGGTGGGGTTCCGGCGCGTGATCTTGACGGTGGCCGTGCCTGTGATGATCTCGCCCTCGTCGTCGATGAACCGCGCCGTGACGTCGGCATCGGTGCCGACCTTCCACCGTCCGACGCCAGCGCCCATGCCCTCACACCTCGTAGTCCTTGGTGAACGTGACGACGACCTTGAGGTTGTTGGGATCGAGATCGACGTCGAAGAGGTTCGCCTGGAGTTCCTGTGCGCGCGCGGAGAGCACGTCGTATTCTGCCTGCGACTGGGCCTGCCACGTCTCGACCCGCGTCAAGGTCACGGTCATGGCCCTCACGCGCTGCTGGCCGTGCTCACGACGGTCCACTTGAGCGAGTAGTCCAGTTCCTTTCTGATGGGGTTTGCGGTAAAGCTCACGCCCGGCCCGAGGCCGCTGATCGCGCCTGCGGTCTGCGCGACGGTCCCGACCTGGGTGTTGATGTTCATGCGCTTGATGGACTTCGCGTTCATGTTGTTGCCCGCGCCGCCCTTCGGGATCGTGCCGATGGCCGTCACGGTCACGGGCGTGCCGCCGCCCGTCGCGCCCGTGGGCGTGGCGTCGAATAGGATGCTGATCGCCGCTGTCGCGCCCGTGAACGTCGTGTCGGCAGCGACGTAGGCGCTCGCTCCGTCGTCGAACCCCATCGAGAGGAACTTCGAGGCGTTCAGGGGCGAGATGTCGTACAGGTTGTCGATGAGCAGTTGGAGGGCCTGATTGACCCAGAGGTTGCCGCCCGTGCCGATGTTCACGAAGGTCTGGTTGACGATGTGGCGCAGGGAGAACGAGGACGTCTTCGAGATGCCGACGCTCTGGAGCGAGTCGATGCCACCGTAGAAACCCGGAACGGGCGAAGACGTGTCTGGGAGCGAGGCGGTGCCGCCGACGAGCGTGATGACCTTGTGGACGAAGTTGGCGTCGCCCGTGCCGTAGAGCGTCTTGCATGTGGAGGTCTGCGCAGCCCGCGTCGGCGTGGTCTCGAAGGCCTTGGCGTGGACGGTCGTCCCCGTCACCGTCGTTTGGGCTGCCGTCAGGACGCTGGCGGTGTCGCTGACGCAGACGCCGCTGAGCTTGCCGGGCGGGCCGTTGATGTTGAACGCACGCGAGAAGATGAACTCCAAGCCTTGAGTGGACGTGAGGTTCGAGATGAGATCAGGCCTCCCGGAAGCTCATGCAGTCCGCGTGCTCGGTGCAGCCCGCAGTCCATCCAGGCCGCGCCGCCGTCAGCGACTTGAGGCGCTCGCGCTCCCTCTCGAAAGCGGCCGTCTCCTCGGGCGCGTCGCCGCGCCACTCGCTGAGACGGACCTCCTCGTTGACCTCGCGGAGAGCCATCTCGTAGGGGCCCTCTGGAGTGGGGATCTCCTCGGGCGTCGTGATGATCTCCACGGTCGCGGAGACGTCAACACCGACATCCGTGCCCACGATGCCAGTGACCGAGGACGCCACGGGACTGGTGTAGCCCCCGTGCCGCGGCGCCTTCGGGCAGCCGCAGACGCAGAGCGGGCCCTGCTCGCGCGCGGCGACGGCCTCGGGCGTGTCGTAGCATGCCTCGCAGGGAAGCATCTGGGCGCCGTCGGCGCCGAAGACCATGATCGACCGCGTGTCGTTGCACTCCGAGCACGTCATCCGCAGCATCCCCCGTTCTTCTTCATCCTGCTCGTCCGAAGCGTGACATCGACGCGGATCCTGCCGTTGCCGAGGTACAGCACTTCCTCTCCCAGGAGGTGCTGCCAGTTCTTAGCCACCAACAGTTTGTCTCCGCGCTTGAGGTTCGCATAGGCGGAGAGGACGAGGCCGACATGGGCCGGCACCTCCTCGTTCTCGCACCAGCACCGCGCCTCGCCCTCTGGTGTGCGCACCAGTTCCATGCAGGGACCATCATGGTGGGGATGCTGGCACTCGTCGGCCCGGCAGTAGGCGTTTTCCTGCTGCGCGATGATCCTGGCCGGCCGGGGCGTCGGCTTGCCCTCCTGGAGCCATAGCTCGCGGTGGCGCTCGTTGAAGCTGCGGACGCACTCGTCCAGGGGCGTGGTCGGCGGCACGCCGTTGAAGATGACCTCAGTCCAGACGTGGGTGTAGCTGCGGATCTTGAGGGGGATGTTCACTTCCATGTTGGTCACACAGCGATGTCGAACTGGATGGTCAGCCGCGGGCCCAGGTCGTCGTTCGTACCCTGGTCCTTGCTCTCGAACGTCGAGGACGCCCCCCCGACCTGCGAGTCGCGCACGACGACCGTGTAGAAGCCCACACCCATGCGCGCGGCGATGCGGATGGAGGCATCCTCGTCGAGGACGACGGCCCAGTCTGCCGTTCCGGTGGGCTGGGTTGCCGTCTGGAAGTCTGTGCCGGCAGGGGTCGTGCTGCACTTGATGGTCGTCTCGTCCCACCCCTCGCCAGCGTTGGCGATGTGCTGGAACGTGCGGTTGACGCCCACGAGGTTGCCGTTGATGCTTGGCTTGAGCCGCAGCGTGGGAATGAGCGTGGCGTCGCTGATCCCGGTCGGCAGGCCCGAGAGGTCCCACGCCATGTAGGCTCGCGCATCGTTCTGGAGCGCCGCGGCGCTCACGAAGAGGTCCTGCGTGTCCTTGTTCCCATCATCGTTGCAGGCTCCGAGTGTCGTGGCGACGGGCACGAAGCTGTCCTTCTCCGCGAGGTTCTGCTGCATCTCCACCGTCAGAGCATTGGTCTTCGCCTGGACGTTCTTGAAATCCGACGAGGCTTCGAGCGCGTTGAACGCGATGTCGGCCTGGACGTTCGGGAAGTCCGTCGCCACGTCGAGGGCGTTGAACACGACGTCGAGTTGGACGTTGGGCAGGTCGATCGACGACTCCAGCGTCGTGAGGGCCACATCGGCCTGCGCGTTCGGAAGATCCGTGGCCGTCTCGATCTCCGTGAGCGCGACGTCCGCCTGCGCGTTCGGCATGTCGCTCTCGACGACGAGTTCCGTGAGCGCGATGTCAGCCTGCGCGTTGGGAAGGTCCGTGGCGACGTCGAGGCTGTTGAACACGACGTCGAACCGCACGTCCGGGAGATCGAAGATCCCGTCGAGGTCCATCCGCACGTCGGCCTGCACGTTGGGGAAGTCGATGTCGGCCTCCAATGCCGTGATCTGCGACACCGCCTGGAGGTTCGGCAGGTCGGTTGCGACGTCGAGAGCATCGAACATCAGGTCGAACTGCACGTTGACGAGGTCCGTCGTGCCCTCGACCGTGGGCGGCGACGGGGGAGGGGCGCCTCCCGTCCCGCCTGCGCCACCGCCACCCCCCATGCGCCCGCTCATGCCGCGGCCGCCGAGGCGCGTCATAGCGGCACCTCGTCCTGGAGTTCAAACTCCTGCAAGAGGCCTGCGCTCAAGAAGTGGACCCTGGGGGTGCGCGGCACGTCGCCGGGCTCTCCGGGGACGAAGAGGAAGTCGATGGTCCTGGACTCGCCGGATTGGATGTCCACGGGATTGCGCCCCTCGATGTGGACGCGGATGAGATCCGTGTTCTCCCCGCTGGCCACGACGGTCCATCGGACCTGCTCTGCCCAGCGCAGGGTCAAGGGCGTCGAACTCATTCTGCGATCCTCCGGTAGCTCACGCGCTGGCCGCTCGCGTCCGCGACCACCCACACCTCATCGCCGGTGCCAAGATCCATGGTCTTCTCCGACTGGTTCGGCAGAAAATCCCCGTTGCCCGTCGTCACGCCGCTGCTGTTCCCCCAGTAGATGTTGTTGTTCCCGCTGACGATCGCCGTCACGCCGACGGCTTGCTGGTTCGTCATCGCGCTCGCGTATAGCTGCACGGCCACGGTGCCCACACTCACCTGGTTGTGATCCCAGTTTGCCAGGGGCGAGACCTTCACTCGGCCCGTGGAGTTCTTGATGTTGACGTTGAGGCCGCCGCCCTCGCTGTCGATGTTCGCGTAGGTGCCCGTGGTACCATCCTTCGCGTTCAGCAGGCCACGCACGAGGAGCATGAGCGTGCTGTCCTTGATCGTCGCGCGCGCCGTGTCCTCCGGCGCGATGGGCTGCGTGCGCAGGTTCAGCGCGGCGAAGAACGAGCCCTGCGCAGTACCGCCGTTGATGTAGCGCACGCGGCAGCCATCCAGCAGCGCCGGCAGCGGGATGACGCGGAAGCCGGCTGACACGTCCGAGGTGGCGAACTCCATGCGGATCGTGCCCTTCACGACCGGCACGGGAACCTGCACGTCCTCGAAGAACTCGATCTCGATGCCGTTGCTGGCCGAGATCTGGTCCGCCGCGATGAAGATTTCGAGGCTGGCGTACCCGTCCGTGTCCACGATGGGCGACAGGAACGTGCCGCTGATACCCAAGGGCGTACTCGTGGTCCACGCCGTTCCGTCGGCCCGGAGGTCCACGAGGTCCTCGTCCGGTTGCCTGCCAGTCTGGATGCTGCGGTTGCTGTGCTCGCCGCCGCGCCAGGAGCCGCTGCGCACCTCGATGATGCCGCCCACGGTGGTGTCGTTCTGGATGCGCACGAACAGCGGCAACTCCGGCTCTGGCACGGTGCTGCCCGTGGCCGTGTTCGGGTACTCCTCGACGTGCGCGAGGATGATGTCGCCCGTGGGGCCTTGTACCTCGTAGTGCGGCGGGGCAGCGCCGAGCCACTCGAACTGGCCGAGGTAGTAGTTGTTCTTCGCTGCGTTGATGGCGACGGGCGCGTCAGCCGTGCGGAACAACGAGCCCGTTTGGCCCAAGAGGGGATCACGGTTGAAGCTGGCCTGCGCCACGTCGCTGACGACCACGCCGTTCTTCTTGCGGCGGACGCGGAGGCCGGTGGTGTCGAGACGCCAGTAGATGCCATTCAGGATGTTCCCAGAGCCATCGTCCTCGCCCGCGCCCCACTCCACCGCGGCGTTGCCGACGAGGTTCGTCGTGTCGATCCTGATGGTCTGCTCGAAGCGGTTCGTGTGGCCGGCGTTGTATTTCAGCGTCTTGTTGGACTCGAAGTACGCGATCTTGCCCGCGGCCGCGGGCGTGGCGAACACCGCCTGGCCTTCCACGGTGTCCTGGACGACGGTGCCGCCGCCAGCCGCATAGGCGTTCACGAGCTTGGCGAGGCTCGCTGCGCCGCCGTCACGGCTGAACTTGAGGGTGACGTGATCGAGGATGCCCTCCTGAAACAGTGAGCCTGTCTGGGTGACGTGGACCTTCTGGTCCCTCACGATGAGTTCGTCCAGCGCAGTGAGGCCAGCGTTGGCAAAGCCCGCGGCCGCGGTGCGGCGCTGCCCGGAGATCACCGCGCGGGTGATGCTGGCGCGGAAGTCCTTGGTCAGCGTCGTGGCCAGCGGGACCTGGGCCGATGCCTGCGCCTCCTCGACGCGGTACGCGCGCACCTTCACCGTGCCGCTGCCCACCAGGTTGGTGACGGTGATGCGCGCCCAGAGGCCCTGCGCAGGGATGCCGAAGCTCGGCTTGGTGATGCCGCCCAGGCTCGCGCCCGCGATGGTGGTGCTGATTGCGCGCGTCACGTCGCCCGCACCGGGCGACGTCACGTTCGGGTCGGCGGCGCTCGTGAACTCGATGGTGGCCGTGCAGGCCTGCGCTGCGCCAAGCTCGACGAGGAAGTCGAGCCAGTGGATGTCGTCGATGCGGCTCCAGTTCGTGACCTTCGAGGACGCTCCGCTGAGCGCCTGGTCGAAGCTCATGTAGGTGTCGAGCGGGGAGATCTGGAGGGCGCGGACGGGGAGCGGCTCCGTCGTCGCGGTGCGAACCCTGTCGAAGGGGATGAAGGCGACAGCGTCCGAACTCAGGAGCAGCTTGGTCTTGCCCTGGCGCCCCTCGATGTAGGCCGCCTGGACGCCATCCGATCCTTCGAGGCCCTGGATGTTGAACCCGGCGTCGGTGCCCGACAAGTCGAGAACCGTGTTGGTGGTGTGGATCTGGACCGTGTTGTCCGTCTCGATGAGGTGCGCCTGGAACGTGACGGGGCCCAGGCCGCTGAACAACTTGCTCGTCCAGTTGATGATGAGCCTGCGGTTCGGGGCGGTCCCGAAGACCTCGTACCAGATCGAGCTTCCCGGCAGGGAAGGATCCAGGTCATCGGACCACGCATAGATGGCTGGCGCGAGGATGCCGCCCGCGGCCGGCTCCCTGTGGAGGATGTTGGGGATGGGCCCGACGGGGCGCTGGTGCGCTGCCGCGCTGCCGCTGAACGTGATGAAGCCGTTGGAACTGATGCGGAAGGTCGTCACAGCCTCGCCGAAGAACTCGAAGGCGAACGGCATGGCGATCGGCGAGGTCATGTCGTCGTCGCCGAGGGTGACGAACGTCGGCGACACCGGCGAGAACACGAGATACAACATCGGCTGCGCGTGATACGCCTTCTCAGAGACGATGTCGATCCGCGCGTTGAGGTCGTCGAGGACGTCCTTGACCTCGGTCAGCCCCTCCTTCGTTGCAGGATTGACCGTCGCGCCGCTGGCGTCCTTCAAGAAGATGCGCTTGACGAGCGCGACGACGCCGGCCATGGACAGTGCTTCGGGATGGGGCGCGAGCCGCTAAAAGGGGCTCGAAATTGATTCAGGCCCGGACGAAGGCCCAGGCCGCCGTGGCGGAGGTCATGCCGAAGGCGAGGATCTTCGAGCGCTGGATGTCCTCGATGACGTCGAGGACCTCCTGGGGCGTGCCGGTGTGCGTCTTGTATTCACCATCGGCACTGGTCGTGGTCGTGACGACCATGGGATCAAACTGCTGATGACGTCGCCAGCATATAACTAGCGCCCCTTTTCATCTGGATCGTCATCACGGCCACCGCGATCAGTGCGAGGCGCAGAACCTCCTGGCGACAGAGGACGATGAGTGTCTGGTTTCGTTCGCTCAGTATGCTGTATTTCCTAGAAGCCGTCTCTTTACTGCGTGCAGAACGCTCAGATCCCAAACCATCGACCTCGATCCAGACACCGGTCGATGGGATGTAGAAATCGCAGCTTAGCCTTCCATGAACCCTCTTGTGTGTCTCGTGCTCTATCTGCATCATATACAGCAGATTGTCGGCGATGGCCTCGATCAGGGAGTCGCAACGATGACCATCGAGCGCCACCGTCCTAATTGGTCCGCGTCCGACTTTCCTCCTGCACTCCACGCTGCAATATCTTGCTCCGACGGCGATGACCGAGGGCTTCTTCATCGTGACTCTTCCACACACCGAGCACGGAATCGCCATGCGCGAACGCATACAAGCCCTTGAACAGAACCCCGATCCGGTCTTGTTGCGTTTGCGAACCGGGGTGGGTTTTCTGCATGTCCTACACGGCTTGATTTTCATCGCCCTCGAAAGGAAGTAACATTTGCGTCCGCAGAACAAATTGCGCTCCGACGGACGAACAACGAACGTACCCCCACAATGCCTGCATTTTTTCTCCGCAAGGCCCTCATGCTGGGCAACCAAGTAGCAATCTCTCGAACAGAAGGAGGGATTGCCTTTCCTGACGTAGCAGACACGAACCTCGAATTGGACTCCGCAACGACGGCACTGCCTCAATGCGCGAGGCACGCGGCGCATCATCACCGAGACGGAGCAAAACTATATAAACTAAGTCCCGATGGCCTCGCACAAGAACGTCCCGCAGTTCTCCCCGTTGGCGGCGTCCTGCTCGGCGTCGATGCTGTCGTAGGTCACGACGATGTCCACGTTGTCGGCCACGTCCGCGCCCATGTCGAGGCTGTGGGTCGTGGCGCTGCCGACGTAGGTCGCGGACGTGATCGCCGCGGCGTCCTTGCGGACGCTCTTGACGTCGGACTCGGCGCTGATGCTGCCACGCAGGGCGAAGATCGTGCCGAGGCCGAGGCTCACGTCGAGGTCGGCGATCGAGGTCGTCAGGTTCACCGACAGCGTGAGGCTCGTGACGGTGGCGAACACCTTGTTGCCGAGGATGAAGACCTCGTTGCCGGCGGCGAGCACGACGTCGTTGAGCCCGGCCAGCGAGATCACCTCGGTCTGCGCCGCGCCGAACTGGTCCGTGCCGACCACGGTGGCGTTGCCCACGGCCGCGGGGAGCGTCCCGCCACCGGGCGTCGTGAACTGGACACACACGTTGCGGCCCGCGGCGGCGTTGCCGGGCTGGCCCGCCGCGGTGTTGGGCTGCGCGGCGATGGTGGTCTTCGCCGTCACGTTGGCGTCCGCGAAGGCGATGATGAACTCCCCGTTGACGGCAGCCGCGCCACCGGCGACCTGGTCGCCGAACTCCCCGCCCTTGACGTCGGGCCACGACTCTGTCACGACACCACCGAGGCCGCCGCTGAGCACGCGGATCTTGCCGGTGGTGCGATCGTAGCGCGCCTCCTTGCCCTTCGTCGAGGGCCCCATGAAGATCACGTCCTGGAGCGTGCGCAGCAGGAACTTGGCGCCGTCCACGGCCTCGCCGGTCGCGGAGCCGATGGCGCTGATGCTCAGGTCGCCCCGGACGCGCGACTCCGCGCCGAACCTGCTGCGGTGCCGCTTCGTGAACGTGCTGACCATCTCGACCCTCAAAACTCTCAACCCGCGCGCCCCCTATATCCTCAGCGGAACGACACGCTGATAGGGTACAAAACCTTCACCAAGATGTGCTCGATGAAACTTCTACAGCCGAGGCCGTGCGCCGCTACAAGGCAGGAGACGCTCTCGCGTGGATCGCCCACGATCTGCACGTCCACGCCTATGACATCCGGGAAGCTGTGCGCGCAGCGGGCGCGCTGCGACCGACATCGGAACGCGTGTCGATCGCGTTCCGGACCAAGAAGATCAGGAAGCGGTGGTGCAACGAGTCTTTCTTCGACGCTATCGACACCGAGGTCAAGGCGTACTGGCTCGGTTTCGTCACGGCCGATGGATGCGTATATCCCCGCCATGGTTCCGCACCGGCCAAGGTGATGCTCTCGCTGAGCGCGAAGGACAAGGCACATGTCGAACGATTCTCCAGCGACATCGGGAGCAATTATCCTACCTCCATCTTGACGAGGAAAAGCAAATGGGGAGACTTCCACAATTCCACCAGCGAAATGGCCTCCACCCAGATCTATTCTGATCGGATGGCCGAGAGTCTCATTCGACTCGGCGTCATTCCGAAGAAGAGTACGCGCGAGACGCCCTCCGACTCTATGTTCGACGCTGCACTGCGTCGCCACTACTGGCGCGGCCTGATCGACGGCGACGGATGCCTCTCGTTCAACGTCCACAAGAACAAGATGGGAACGTACCTGGCCCCCTCGATCCAACTTTCCGGGAGCGAGGCGATGTGCAAGGGATTCTCGACATTCGTGCGGGAAGAGGTCTGCGAAAACATCTCCGCCAACGTGAGACGATCGACACCGAAGCTTCACGAGTTCCGCGTGAGTGGCTACGTCGTCGCCGACATCACGAGAGAAATGTATGAGGGCGCAACGGTGGCGCTCGCGCGCAAGGCGGAGCGGGCACTGATGTTCGAGCGGTGGATAGAAAAGAGGGCTGCGGGGATCAACCCGCAGACGATTCAGGAACTATCGCCTAATCAGAATACGTAATTTTCTGGGCGAAGCTCCGATCGCCCTCCAGGCTGTCGCCGTCCCGGTTGATCTTCAGGGTGAGGATGTTCATGAAGCGCAGCGTGCGCGACCTCATGATCTGGTCCGCGCGCTCCATGCTCGTGCCCCCGAGACCGATGGCACGGTCGAAGTCCTCCTCGGCGTTGCCGAGGTTGACGTTGCCCAGGCCGAAACTGAGGCCGTCCTCGTTCGGCGGCGCGACCACGTCGTAGTTCGTGCGCCGGCCGTCGTTGATGAGGAACGCCGTGTCGGCCGCGACGATCGCCGTGTCCTCCTCGAAGAGGACGCGGCTGATGAAGGGCGGGAGGTTCTGGCCGATGCGGACGGGCTGGTTGTTGATGAAGTTGTTCAGCACGCCGCGGTTGACCTGGTTCATGAGCAGCGTGACGTTGCCGCCCTGGCGCTTGACTGCGAGGGCCGCGTGCGCGACGCCGAGGTCGCTGTTCATGATGGTCGGGTCGGTCCAGTCGCCGCCGGCGGTCGTGTCGATGCCGGCGTGGTTGATGAGGCCGAGGATGTCCTGGCTGCCGCCGAAGATCTCCTTGTCCGCGCCGAGCAGGATGAAGCGGCTCAGGTCCTCCGCCATCGCCTCCGCGCGCTCCGCGAGGGCGACGGTGTCGAGGCCGGCCTCCTCGACCTGGCGTGCCTTGCGGCCGCCCCACTCCAGGTCCTTGGTCCAGATCGGGGCCTCGACGGTGCGCTTCTTGAGCTTGCCGCTGTCCGACTGGACGGGCGGGAAGTCCATCGAGAGGACCGTGTGCTTGAGCCGGCCCGCCTCGCGCCACTTGAGGTCGTCATGGAACCAGCGGCCCATGCGGGACTCGTGGCCCGCGGCGAGCGCGAGCCCGGGGAGGTCCTGCCGGAGATCGCGCGTGAACCCTTGGATGAGGGCGGTGGTGATGCCGACCTCGTCGATGGCCGGGTACGGCGCGTAGCTCATCTACTGCACCCCCCAGCGGCAGAGCTTGTACGCATCCGCACCGAGCGCACCGCCGGTGCCGTTCTCCTGGATGATGACGGCGACAGCCTCCTCGGCTCCGTCCGTGCCCGCGACGAAGGCGACGAGCTTGCCCGACGACGACTTGAGGCGCGCGCCCTTGGTGAGGTTCTGGCCGCTCGCGATGAGCAGCATGCAGCGCGCGCCGGGCTTGTAGGCGTAGCGCACGTTCTCGCCGGCGTCGAAGTCGCTGCGCAGGTCCTCGTCGGCGCTGGAGACGCGCTCCAGGGCGTAGCCGAGGTGCTTGCCGCTGTTGTTGTCCGGGATCACCTCGCCGTCGTTGGTGCCCTTCGTCACGACCATGCCAGGCGTGACGGTGTTGGCGGCGGTGACGAGGCCCTCGCCGACCATGTCGCCGGGCGAGTCCACCACGATGCCGTTGCGGTTCTCGTGCTGGTCGATGCTCTGGAGCGTCATTGTGACACACCTCCGCGGACGATGCGCTGGACGCCAGGCATGTCGTTGTGCCGGGCGAGGCCCTCGACCCACTGGCGGCGCTGCTTCTCCATGGCCGCGGGCGAGACGACGGGGATGCCGAGGACCTCGACGGGCTCGTCGCCGAGGGACTCCATGAATCCCTTCTGGCCGGCGATGGCGTCGCCGCCGCGCGTGCGCGGCAGGCCGTTGCCGCGCGCCTTGGCCTTGGCGAGCTTGGCGTCGAGCAGCGTGATGGTCGCGTCGTCGGCGCTGGCGACCTCCTCGGCGGTGATGTCGTCGGGGAACTTCGCGACGAGTTCGGCCCGGCGCTGGGAGAGCGCGGCCTTGGCGGCCTCGGCGCGCTGCACGCGCTCCTGCTCCATCGCGGCGGTGAGCGCCTGGACGCTCGTCGAGAGCGTCTCGACCTTCTGTTGGAGCGCCGTGATGATCGCCGCGTTCTCTGGAACGTCGCCGTCCGCCATGGGAATCTCGCCGTTGGCGGAAGGCGCGCGCCGCGTACTTGAATTGCTCGATTCTTTGCCGTCGCCGGTCATGGGCTCGAACTTGCCCGAGCAGTGCTTCTTCGCCTCGGTATTCGTCCACCCGGCCGCGCGTGGAAAACGCACGCTTTGGAGCTTGGATTTCCCGCCCTGGATCATGAAGATGTGGTCCACGGGCTTGCCCGCGATCTTGGCCGCGCCGTTCTTGCGCCGGAACTTCGCGCCCTCGGCAGGCTCCGCAAGACGGCAGGATGCTTCGTTTGGCAGTGGCATCTAGGCCACCTCCTTGGGGTCGATCTCCTCGGTGTCCGCGAGGAAGTCGGGATCGTCGGCTGCGAACTCGCCGGTCGCGCCTGCCTCGATGAACTGCTGGTAGCTGGCGACAGCGGGGGCGGCGGGCTCCTCCGGGACACCACCAACGGAGACCTCGGGGCCGGCCGCGGTCCCGGCGTCCGTCGTCGTCTCCTTCAGCACGAGAACATGAGCCCAGGTGCCGCGCCGGCGCTTCTTGCCCACACGGGCGCGCGCCTCGGCGATGACGTCCTGGACGGTCCCGATGCGGTCGGCGAGGCCGAGCTTGACGGCGTCGGCGCCGATCCAGATGCGCCCGTCGGCGAGCGCCTCGACGTCCTTGACGCTCATGCCGCGCCCCTTGGCGACGTCGCGCACGAAGAGGTCGTGGATCGGCTGGATGCGCTCGCGGATGACCTCGACCTGCTCGGACGTGATCGGGGCGCCCGGCATCCCGATGGACTTGTGCTGCGCCGTCGAGATCGGGACGGCGCGCACGCCCATCTTCTCGAAGAGCGCGGAGAGGTCGTAGAGGCCCGTGCGCACGCCGATGCTGCCGATCTCGCTCGTGCGCGTGGCGATAATGCCGTCCGTCTGGGAGGCGATCCAGAGGCCCGCGCTCGCGGCCATGTCCTCGACGAAGGCGAGGACGGGCTTCGTCGCAGCGGCGACGTCGGCCGCGAGATCGACGCTGCCGGCGACCGTGCCGCCGGGGCTGTCAATGTGGAGCACGACGGCGCCGATCCGCGGGTCGGCCATGGCGCTGGCGAGGAGGTTGCGCGTGTGGACGGAGGACGTGCCGCCGAAGATGTCCTCGAAGATGCTGTGGCCCTTGGTGATCGGGCCCATGATCGGGATGATGGCGATGTCGCCGTTCGTGGCGATCTCCGTGGGAGACGCAGCGGCGCGCGCCGTCTCCGCGAGGCGGCGGAGATCGTCGCCGCTGAGCATCGAGAACACATGGATCATGCCCTCGAAGACGTGCGGCTCGATCGCCCAGCACGACGTCAGCGGCGTCGTGATCGGCGTCACAGGGCATGCCTCCAACGACCGGGAGCCAGCGAGGCAACTGGCTCCACCTCCTGCAACAGAAGAAGAACCGGCTGCTCGTCACCGTCGAGCAGGACGCCGTCGATGAGCTTGAAGGGGCCACGGTGGACCGGCATGGCTACCGGTGACGGAAGCGTGGCACGCTGCTCATCAGCCTTCCGATTTCGACGCAGGCTCGGCGACGAGGACCTGGCGACCCGTGCTGGCGTGAAAAGCCTCGGCGACCTGGTGGCGACCGTCGGTCTCGCCACCGAGGCTGACGTAGGCGACGATGCTGGCCCACTCGGCCGCCGGGATGTTGAACGAGGCCAGGATGTGCTCGCCATCGTCGCACGGTGGATTGTCGTTGCACGGGACGCGGTGCTGCATCCGCACGGCGCCGTCGGCGAGGCGGCGGAAGAACCACCCACGCGACCAGTGGTGCTCCCCGAACTGGAGACCGGGCTGGTGAGGTTGCATCTCAGGCCTCCTCGCTGTCGTCGCCGGGCGCCGGCTTGTCGTTCGGGTCGATGGGCTCGCCGTCCTCACCGAGGGTCTCCTTCGCCGCGACGCTCGGGAGCACGAAGCGCGTGTCAATCGGTGTAAGGTTGGGCCGCCAGCGGCGCTCAACCTCGGGCGGCGCGAGGCGGCCGCTCTTGAGGGCCTTGTTCACAGCATCGGCCTCGCCGCGCAGGACGCGGGTGCGTTCCTCGGGCAGGAGCGTGATGAGGTCGGGCCAGACCATCTGGCGGGGCAAGCGCCTGCGCCGCGGCACGAGGTTCGTAGCGTGGCCGATGCGGACGAGGTGCGAGAGGATCGGGCGCACCTGGGTCTCCTGCGTCTTGACCCGGATGGCGCCGATGTGCATCTTGATGTCCTGGTCCGTGACCTGCTCGCTGCCGCGCGACGACGCGAGGATCTGGTTGACGGTGTATTCCGTGCCGTGCGACGCGCGCGAGGCGAGGAGCCGGATGACCTTGTCGGGGTCGTCGAGATCGGCGGCGCCGAGGCGCTTCAGTTCGAGGCCCTCGACGCTGGAGAACATGTCCCTTGAGCCCTCGCGGAACTCCACGATCTCCGCCGCGAGGTCGTCGTCCGCGTCGTCCGAGGACGAGAACTCGTTCTCGACGTCCACATAGGCCGCGATGGGGTTGCCCTGGATCTGGCCGTGCTTCTGCGCGAACTCGACGTCGCGCAGGTTCCAGAGCACGTCGAAGCGCACGTCGAGGTAGCTGCGGCCGTGCCACCACTTCGAGTAGCGGTCGAAGTTGAAGTTGACGAGGCGCGAGCCGTGAACCACGGTCGGGAAGTTGCGTGCCTTGTCCTCGGGCGTCGCGAAGAAGGCGATGGACTTGAATCCGTGCTGGCGCAGGACGGGGTCGCGCCCGCGCTCCTCGGGGGCGACCTGGATCGTCGTGGTGGGCTCGTCCACGACGTCGTAGCCCGAGATGAGGTCGAAGCCGAGAAGCTCGTCGCGGGCGCCGATGGGCTCCGTCGGCTCGCCGGTGGCGTTGATGTAGAGCCAAGCCCCCCCGTCGCGCCGCGCGAGCGCGTGGGCGGCCGAGGCTGCCTGGGGCAGCCCGAGGTCCGTGAGGTCGTCGAAGTAGTCGTCGATGGCGGGGTCGAGCGTCTCGGGGAGGCGATGCCACGCCATCAGGGGCGGGTCCTCGCAGATCATCCGCGCGGTGACGTCGCGCTCGAAGAGGTAGATGCGATCCTGGGGCCAGATGCGCATCTGGTAGTCGTAGCTCCTGACCTCGCGCCGCGAGGCGCTGGAGGCGACGCTGCCGGACGGGATGCCGCCGAACTGGTTGATGGCGTTGTTGTACCACGAGGCGGTCGGCGAGAAGCCGCGCCGGCGCGACTCGGACTGCACGAAGCTGACGTAGGCCTGCGCCTGCTCGGTGGATGGGAAGAGGCCGACCTTGTAGCGGTGGCCGGGCCGCGGCGTGAACTGGCGCGCGGGCGGCGCCGCGGCGGCGCGGCGCGACGACGGAGCCTTCTTGGCGCGCTTGGCCGGCATGACGGACGGGATGCCTTCGAGGGCGTCTTGAACGTGCCGATTTGAATGTGTGGGAGGCCACGATGGGATGCACAGATTCCTTCCAGAGGGGGGGAAGGTGGGCGGCGCCGTGGCCTCCCCAGCGGCGCCGTCGAGCCCGCAACAGGCCCGTCCCGCGGATGGCGCGCCGTATTCAAAATGGCTTCCTAAAAATCCGCTTGAGGGCGTCCTGCTGGATGCGGAACTCGCGCTGCGTCTGCTTCGCGTGGCGCTCCTCGCGCTCCCGCGCCTCGCGCAAGCTCGGCGACTCGTAGTTCTCGTTGAGGTGCTCCCGGAACGTCGAGGGAAGGACGGGAGGATCGTAGTGGTCGCGGATCGCCGCGACGATGTCGTACTTCGTCGCGTCGGGCTTGACCGTGAGCCCAAGCTCTTCAGCCATGCGCCGCAGCGTCGGCGTCGTGCGCATCCCAAGGACGTCGGGGGTCTTCCACCGCGGCATCAGAGCCGCCCTCGTGTCCCGTGGCGGAACTGCATGGCGCGGCGCCGCGACGGGGCTGGCGCCACGGCGACAGGGCGGTCGGGCGGGATGGAGAGCCCGCCGCGCCGCTCGATGACCTTGCCGCGCTTCAGGTGGCCATAGAAGCCGCACTGGTGGCAGAGGAAGTCCGGCTCGACGGTCGGACCCTCGCCCGCGAGCCGCACGTTGAAGGGCGGCGACAACGCCAGCGGTGTCCCGCAGTGGGGACAGTCCACGACGATCCGGATGCCGCCGATGTCGCGCAGGACAGGACGCACGCTGATGGAATGGCCCGAGGAGGGACTTGAACGTGGCGAAGTTGGCTCACGCGGTCGGCTTGGCGCGTCTCTTCGAGAGGTGCGGCTTGTTGCTGCCTCGCAGGTTCACGCCCTCGTCCGGCACGGGCTCCAGCGCGATGATGACGACCTGGGTGCCGATCCACGAACGCGGGACGTAGATGTAGCAGCCGTTCCCGGAGATCTTCACCTTCTTGAACAGGTGGCTGTAGCCGATCTTGTCCTCGACGCCGACGCCCTTGACGACGATTTTCATTCCCACGCGGACTACATACACTGTCCAAGAGATATATGTATTCCGGTGCGGACGTGGGCCAGGACCACTCGGCCTTATCTAGCCTTATCTCGCCTTATACGGGGCGCCAGTACGTCGTGCGCCCGCCGGCGCCGAGGCTGCGCACCTCGCCGTCGATCTTGCCCTCCTCGATCATGAGGCCCAGGTAGTAGCGCGCGGCGCGCTCGGTGAGGTGCCCCTTCGGTGGACGATGGCGACCGTCCCTGACGATCTCGGTGTGGCGATACTGATCCATCACGTCGCTCGTGCGCGCCCACCCGTCCGGCGCGGCGGTGCTGGCGATGGAGACGGCCTTCAGCAGCGCGGCGACGTGGTCGCTGTCGAGGCGGCGCGGCCTGGTCATGTCCGCAGCTTCCCGCGGTGGTCGGTGTGGTCCTCAAGCTGGCGGCGGAAGAAGAGGGCCATGCGGCGCGACGGGAACATGCCGAGATCCTCCTCGGTGGCTCCGTTCTTGTGGCGCGTCCTGCGGATGACGGCGTACCTCCCGTAGGGGGCATACGCGCCGTCGTCGATGACGCGATAGGTGACGCTGAGCGGTTGGGCCGTCATGCGCTGTCCTCGCTGTCGAAGAGGTTGTCGCTCGCCTTGACCAAGTCGCCCTGCGTGGTGACGAGGTGCCGCGCCGAGAGCCTTTGAAGATAAGTGTTCCGCGAGGATCTCTTGTACGCGCCGCCGATGCGGACGTCGAGTTCCTCACGCGGCATGATGGTGGGCCAGGCCTTGATGAGCGCCTCCAGGATGATGCGCTCGCCCTCGGGGAGCTTCCGCATCCAGTAGTCCCGGAGCGCGCTGCCGGTCGGGAGCGGCTGGAAGCCGTCACCGAGGGCTTCGATGCCCTGGATGGTGGCGACGAAGGTGTCGCCGGGCGCGGGCTCGATGTAGCCCCACGACTGCAATCTCTGGAGGTATGTGTTCCGCGTCGATCTCCGATAGCCGGCGAGCACGCTGATCTGCTCGCGGTCGGCGCCTGACTCGTGCTGCGCGATGGCTTGGAGAATCGCGCGCTCGCCCTTGCCGAGGTTGCCGTTGGCGGTGACGACCTCGTCGTCGATGCGCGCGACCGCCGGCGTCGCGATCTTCGGCACGGTCCGGATGGCGACGTTGCGTGGCGGTGGTGGCGGCGGCGATGCGATGCGCGTCGCGTCGCTGCGCTGTGATGCGATGCGCATCGCCGCAGAAACCTCGCCGGCCTGCGCGCGCGCGGCCGCGAGAGCGGCTTCGAGCTTGTCGGCGATCTTCTCGACGCGCTTCTCGTAGGCTTCGAGGCGCGCGAGTTGGCGATCGCGGAGGATGGGGCGTTCCTTGGGCTTGGCATCGAGTTCGCGTTGGAGGTGGGCGACCTTCTTCGCGAGCGCCGGGTCCGGGGCGATGGGCTGCTTGGGCGTGCCCGCGCGCGAGAGCTTCAGGTCGCGCTTGAGGGTGCGGATCTCGGCGTTGGCCTGCTCCAGGGTGCGGGCGCGTTCGGTGGCCTGCCGCGGAAGGTCCTTGAGGCCCTCGATGGCCTTGAGGGCGGTGGCGCGCGGCGCCGGCGGGCGATAGGCGCGACCACGCGGCGGGTCCTTGGTGACGGCGAGGTCGATGCGGATGGGGTTGGGGCGCTTCAGGCCGAAGCCTGGGCCGAGGGCGTAGAAGCTGCCGGGCTCGAAGTCCTGGATGTGGCGCTCGACCTCGCGGTTGCCCTTCGCGCCAAGCTCACGGGCCCCGCGGGAGCGGTCGTCGTCGAGGTTCATCACGCCGATGAGCTTGGTCTGGCACTCGGCGGCGATGTCCTTGTCGAGCTTCGCGAGGCGCTGCGTGTCGAGGACGAGCTTCTGGCCGCGCTTGCGGCCGCGCGACGCCAGGTCCGCGAGGACGGCCTTCGCCGGGGACGGCGTGGAGCGCTTCTCCTGCTCCGGCGCCAGGTGGTGGGCCTCGCTGACGACGATGAGGACGTCGTTCTGGAGTTCGCGGGGCAGGTCGAGGAAGGCTTGGAGGGCGTTGAGGGCCCACCGGTGCTTGGCGGCGAGCGGCATCTCGTGGAGCGCCACGATGACGTTGAACGGCTCCTCGGCGAACTTCCGGATGAACTCGGACGCGGCCTCGGGCGGGACGTCGATGTCGCGGCCCGGCCCGACGATGACGTAGTCGCCGACCTCGCGGAGGGTGACGAACTCGTCCTCCCAGTCGAGGATGAACTGCGGGATGACCGTGTTCGAGCGCTCCAGGAGCACGCGGTCGGTGTTGCTCTTGCCGCCGCCGGTGCTACTCGTGATGAGCATGTGGGCCAGCCTGGAGAGGTCGAGGTTGACACCCTTGCCGAGGGCGATGCGCTTGGAGGCCACCGGAGGGCCGCAACGCGGTCCGCGGGCTTCTAACTTTTCAAGTGCGTCCACTACGGCAGACTTATGCCCCGTGTCACATACGAAGTATGGGCGGCCCTGTGAACGAGATCTGCCAGTGCGGCCTGAGCCGGGAGGCGCATTATACGATGGGGGAGCGCCTTCCGATCGGGGGCGGAACGTGTCCAGGCTACCGGCAGAAGCTCAGCAGGAAGGCGACTGCGCGCAAGTCCATCCGCATCGGCACGCGGCTGCGCGAACACCTGGGCATCGGGAGGCTATGAGATGACCTGGGAATACGCGCTCGACTCCGTGCCGAGCATGTCGCTCCTCCAGAGCACCCTCAAGGTCCGCGCCCTCGCGGGCTGGCGGCTCGTGACGGCGACGCACCATCCGAACGCCGGCTTCACGCTGTTCTGGGAACGGCGGCGCGTCATCGAGGAGGCATCGACAAGCGCATCGTCGAGCTTGTCGGCCGGCACGGGCGGCACCGCCGGGACGCAGATCGTGGACGTCAAGCCGGTGTCTCAGACCACGAAGCTGTAGCGTCGAAGCGCCGGTCGAGCGCGAACGTGCCCACCGACTGGACGTACACCGACCAGTCGCCAGCGGCAACCACGACGGGGGCGATGATCGGCGGCTCGTCCGTCACGTCGATCGCCGTGGTTGACCCGTTCCGCACGCTGACGCGCAGAGGGCCGTTGAAGGGGCCGCCCGGGGCGTCCTCTACGATCAGCAGCACGATGGCCGGCGTCGCGACGTGGAGGACGTGGGGGTCGTCGGCCACGCCCACGGCATCGGCAGCCTGGACATAGATCGTGCCGTTCCACGCATCGCCGCGGGGGACCGTTCCGGAACCTTGGATTTCTGCCACGTTTTCCCCGTTTGCTCCATCTGCGCTTTCTGGGACGTTTTCCCCGCCGAGCCCGGGCGCCTGGCAGCGCGGCGGCCCGGTGCAGTCCGCGGGCGCGGCGGGCGCCGTGCAGCCCGCGAGCAGCACGCCCAGCGCGAGGATCACTTCCGAACGCATACGGCCTCGACCCCCGCGAGGACCACGAGGATGCCCTGACCGTGGGAGCACTCGCCGTTCGGATAGGACGCGCCGATGACGCAGGGTCGGCTCAGGATGTCGATGCACGTCTGCGTCGCGGGCAAGCTGTACGGGATGCAGGCGCCCGGGAGGTTGCCCACGATGACGCCGGTGCCGGGGTCGCTCGTGTCCGGAGCGCACCACTCGAAGCTAGCGTAGAACGTGCACTCGTCCTGGTTCACGTCCACGCACGTCGCGCCGGCGGGCGCGGCAACGACGGTCAGCGCGGCAAGCACCAGCATGGCCAGGATCAGGTTGCGGATCAATGAGATGCCTCCAGCCGTCGCCGCCGAGGGGCGGAAGGGAACATATATCTTCCCGAAGCGGGAAAACGGACCATACATTGTCCAACAATGTCCATCGCGGCGGCGGGCCGATTCAAAACCACCACGTTCTTGCCGCGACCGGGAGGTGCCCTCCACAGGCGCCCCCACAGAAGGCCTCCGTCTCGTCTCTCCCTCCCCCAGAGGAAGGTCGTGGAGGTTTGCGTGCAGCCCGTTCGAGTCGGGCGGGCGCCCATCGCGGGCGGAACGATAAAGGTTGCTACCATGACCCTCGACGACGATCTGCGGCTGGTCCGCAGCGGCGCGGAAGCCCTCGCACAAGCCGAGGTCGGGACACCCTTCCCTCCCCCGCTCAGCAGCGCGTGGCGAGCGCAGGAGTTCGGCGAGGCGCTGCTCCGCGTCTTGACCGAGCTTGAGTCGCGACGTGCATGAGGCGCCCCCGCTGCTTCCGATGCGGTGCCCAGTGGTGCTGCTACTGCGGGTGCACGCGGGCCGGCTGCGCGAACGAGAAGAAGGAGGGCGTTGCCTTCCGGGCCGCCGTGGCTGCGTCAGAATCGCAGAGGTCTTGAAGGGCGGGCGCCGTCCACAAGAGCGGCGCGTAGATGGGCGAAGTGTCGCACCCCGGTTGTCCACGGGCCCACCTCGGGTTCATGGCGGCCATCCGGTGCGCGGAACGTAACGGACTGATGCCGGTGATCTGATGCGCTGCCCGGGTTGCGAGGTCCATCTGGAGGCCGAGACCGTGGAGAGGATGATGGCGAGCCACAACGACTTCCTCGGGATCGAGGCTGCGCGGATGGAGGGATACGTCGCGGGAATGATGAAGCTCCGCAGCGCGGTGCTCGCGTCGTGGAGCGACAAGGACCTCGTGGCCTACCGCGGCGCCGCGGGGGCCGTGAGCCGCATCTGGCGGCACTGGTTGGGCGTGTCGGCATGACGGGACCTCTCCTGAAGCTCGTCGAGGACAGGAAGTGGCAGACCCACCTGTCCGGGCAGGACGTGTCAGCGTGGTATCACCAGATCCCGGAGACGGCGCCGGGAGCGTACTCGCGCCCCGACCAGGATGGCGTGCCGGACTCCGACGACGTGATCGTCACGACGAGCGGCGTGTGGGCTGCGGCGCGGCACTACTTCGAGGAGGTGCGCACCGGCGGCGAGGGCCTTGAGGGCCGGGCCGAGGCGCTACTTCTATCCCACGAGTACGATCATTGTGTCGGCCACGACGACCACCCCGAGACGCCCGGTGCGGCGATCCTCCACGCGATCTTCGTGGCGCGGTTCGGGATCGGCGCCTTCACGCGGCTCCTGCGCTGGCGCGAGACACCAGCATGGCTCTGGGCGGATTTCCAGATCTGGCTGGAGCAGACCACGCCGCAGCGCTTCCTCTAGTAGAGGCGGCGCTGCTGTGACGAGGACAGCGACCGTGCGGCCTCGATGTACGCCAACTTGAGGATGGCGAAGCGCACGCGCGCGAGGCAGTCGGAGCAGTCGGACACGGTGCAGATCTCGACGAGCGGGATCTTGTTCATGGTTTCGCTCTTTTGTGACATTCTATCATCTTGGACATTCTTGGACCCATCGAAACCGGACGAGACGCGGGCGCCGCTCCCGCGAGGCCATGAGCGGACACGGGGCGCGAGCGGCGCCTCATGTTCGTGGGAACAGGAGGTCGCGCCCCACGGGCCGCCCGAGATCTTCGGGGGTGTCCGGGATGCCCTGCTTGAAGACGTTGGCCGCGTGGCCTGCCGAGGATCCCGGACGCATGGAGTCACCTCCTGGGGCCCGCTATGTCCAAGGTCGTATATATCATTCGCGCTCGATCCGCCTGGCGAAGCGCAGCGGAGATCCCGCGGTCCCGTTGCGGAGCCGGCGACGGACCCTGACCAACATGACCTTGACGCGCCGGCCGGAGAGTTGCTTGCCGAGGTAGATGCGTCCCGAGCGGTCGCTCGTGAACTGCACGACGGCGCCCGCCTCAAGCAACCGTGCAACCAGCACACCATCCTGGTGCTTGCTCACATGGTTGTGGGACGCCGCGGGCAGTCGTCCGGCTTCGAGCGCGCGGCGGCGACGGTACGCGCGCGCGCGGATCTTGTTCACGAGGTTGTGGCACCGGCGGCACTTGCGCCGCCAGCGACCCCGGTAGAGGTAGTGGATGGAATTGGCTGGCGAGAGCGCGTGCCCGTTCCGGCAGCGTGGGTACAACGGGCGCCCCACGGCTACCGATGGGGGTGAAGGGGACTTGAGACATCCGGTTGGGATCGTGCTCTAGGTTCGCACTGTCCACTCGGCAGTCGCGACGAAGGTCCGCTGCACGGCGATGTCCTGCGCGCTGACGCGCGCGTTGTACGTCCCCGGTTGCACGACATCGACGTGCAGCGTGACGGGCGTGGCGCCCTCGCTGGCGGCGGCGAGCCCGCCGCTCCCGTTGAAAAGCTCGAAACGCATCGAGCCGCCACCATCGAACGTCAGCGTGACGTTGAGCGCCGTCTCGTTCTGGAACGTCAGCGAGTGGTTGACGCCGGTCGCGGCCTCGATGGGATTGATCGTGTCCTCCCAGCGGTCCGCACGCGGATCGACGCCGATGCCGAGGTCGCTCTGCACCCGCGACACGCAGCCGGCCATCAGGAGCACAGCCGTTCCGAGCACGATCCAGGTCTTCATGGTCCCCCACCTACGGCGCGCCGATCGCGAGCATCGCCACGCCCGCGGCAAGCAGCCCGAGCGGCCAGCCGCTCCTCGTTGGCGCGTGGTCCACCACTGCCATGGCGGCGGCGATGAGGCAGAGCACGGTCGCGACGATGGCTGCCATGAGGCGAGCGTTGATCTCACGATGCTTGAAGTTTTTCGTGCAAAGCACAGTTCCGGAACCGTCAAGCGTCCGCTGGTGCTTCCAGGACGGAGATGACCGACGAGGCCGACGCCCATTACCGGATCATGCACCCGAGCGAGCACAAGAAGCTGAAGGAGCGTGGGAAGAAGCTGAAGCTCAAGAAGCTCCGCGCCGACGACGGCTTCCCCGAGTACGAGGAGACCGACGCATGAAGATGGGCGGGCCGATCGCCGTCGTCAGCGTCGTCAAGGCTCTCGGCCGCCAGCACGGCCCACCGGTCTATTGGATGGGCTCCTGGATCGAGGAGAGCGGCTACGGCGGCTACGACGTGTTCCTCGACCGATGCGCGGGCGAGGGCTTCGTGCCCGCCATCCAGATCTGGGAGTTCGGCGACCAGATCGGCGAAGGCGCCATCGAGAACGGCGTCACCGGCTACGGCGGCGAGTTGAAGACGAAGGCCAAGGCCCTGGAGCTTGCGCGCCAGTGCGCGCTGCGCGCCAAGGCGCGCGGGCTGAAGCCTTATTTTATCGTCGAGACCGAATGGAACAAGGGCGGCATCAGTGGTTGGTCCGGGTGGTCCGACTACTACCTGAGCGTGGCCAAGGTGCTGCGCGACAACTGCCCGGGCTGCCGCATCGTCTGTGCACCGGGGAACTGGGGCAACCTCACGGACCTCGCGCGCTTCCACCTGCGCGCCTTCGAGGGCAGCGACGTCCTCGCCACCCAGGGATTGTTCAGCGTCGTCCGGGGCATGTCGATCGACGTGGTCCGCAACCCCGCGCCCCTGTTCGAGGCGGCCATCAAGGCGATGCGGGCCGCGGCGGCGAGCCTGGCAGCGAAGACAGCCCTCATCACGGACTTCGGCGTGAGCACCTACGGCGGGAACTTCGCGGCGACCCACCCGTTCGGCGGCGGTGACGGCACCGCCCTGGAGGGCGACCAGGAGACCGCGTTCCGCAACGCGGCGATGTACCTCGGGAAGATGGAAGCGGCGGGCATCGAGGCGTTGCTGTACCGCGCGCTGGTGGACGACCCCAACACGGGGACGTACAACTACTACGGCTTCGCTGAGCGGTCTTTTGGCATCCTCCACAGCAACGGCACGACGAAGAAGCGCGGTTACGACGAGTTCTTCGCGCTGGCCGGCCTGCCCACGCTCAACATGTCCATGGCGGCGCGGATGCACGCGCCGGCCTACGAGATCGGCAACGGCGTGGCGTGCGGGACCGTCACGCTGTTCGCCACCCAGGACGTGGTGCTCCCGAAGGTCGTCCTCGCGGCCCGGCCGCCCGGCGCGAGCCGCACCGGCGGCCCCTACCTGGACATCGGCTCCGTCGTGAGCGTGGCCCTGAAGGCCAACGTGCCCAAGGAGATCCGGCTCGCGCGCCCGCTCACCGACGGCGACCCCCTCGGGGATTGGACGGCGTATGTGGCGGTTCGCTTGCCCAACGGGACGTGGCGGGACGAACCGACCGACCACCCGTTCCGGGTGTTGCCGCGCTGCGCGTAGGCGGACGAACCCCCCGCCGTGAAACCGAAAAGCTGATTGCATGGCGCATGGGTGACGATCGCATGACCTTCAGCATCAGCCTCTCCGGCAGCATGGCGGGCACCGCGGAACTCGGCGGCGTGGACCTCACCCCCGAGCAAGCCCTCGCGTTGGAGCGGCGCGCAGTGCGCGCGGCCACCCTCGCGGCCGCCAGCGTCCTGGCGGCCCACGGCCTGACTGCCTCCCCCACGGTCAACGTGGGCGGCACGACCGTGGACATCAAGGTCAGCACGACTGGCCGCATCAAGATCGTGGAGACCCTGCGCGCGATCCTGGGCTGAACGCTTCCTCGAAGAGGCCGCCGGGATCATCACCGGCGGCCCGCTCCTTTTCTTGAGCCCCGGTGCCAGAAAATGCGCCCGTGGCTGTAGGCTGCCGGCCGACCAGCCACGGGCGCTGTCGGGCGATGCGCACCTCATGGCTTGAGTGCTCCGACACGGAGACTCGCACGGCCGGGAACAAGAGTGTGGCCCAGATTCCCGGCCGACGGCGCCCCGGGACCTTGCCCAGGACCGGGACGCGGGAGGCTGCGCGAGGGGCGTCCGGTGAACCCTGAGACGTCCCTCGCGCGACTCCATGGACGTGCGGAGCCGATAAGGGTGGCGGAATCGCCCGCCCGCCGCGCTCCATCCGAAACGGCGACGATGGGTTGATAGCGACGTACATAGTACGCCCCCTGCATGAAGATGCGCCG